GAGATGCTCAGGAGTCTCGTGGGCTCGGAGATGTGTATAAGAGACAGATTTATATTTTCAGGTTTACCTTGAAATTCAAGATTACTGTCGATGACATTGGTGCACTCTCAGCTGTGGAGGTAACAGAATCATGATCAAAGAAGACGAATGGGCCTAGGCCCAAATTATAAAAGCTATCTCATTCTCATATGGGATAGCATTTAAACGGGTTCATAAGGTTAATTCCAAGACTTTTTAGTCATGCTCAGCTGGTAGAGCTCCTTACTTCTTTTTCGGGTTACCTTTTTTCTCCTTTCATAATACATTCTTTCTTCCACCTTATGAGCCCCTTTAAGTGCTATCCTGTTTCAATCATTTTTAAGAAAGGAGCGGAGCGCATGTTATACATAAAAGACAACGGAACTATTAGATTAACTAGAGGTGACACAGCTCGCCTTACAATTCCGATCACAAACTCAGCAAATAATGATGAATACATTATGCAAAGTGGTGATGTTCTCTTCTTTACTGTAAAGAAAAGTGCCAAAGATACCAATTATCTATTCCAGAAGAAGACAATTGGAGCTAATTCGATACATATAAAGCCGGAGGATACTGATAATCTTTCATTTGGTAAGTACAAATACGATGTTCAGTTGACAACTGCATCTGGTGATGTCTATACAGTTATAGAGCCGTCAGTATTCGAAATTATGGAGGAGATTACATAATGAGCGAAGCCATTATTAGGTCTGAGGGAATACTTTTTGGCTCTATAGTTTCGGAAGGAATTCTTAGAGGGTCGTTGTCGATGCCTATTGGATACGAAGACTATTCTGGGCCTTATACAGTTACACCAAAAGTCGAATCTCAGTCTTTAAGCACGGCAGATAAGCATCTTTCGCATGATGTAACAATCGAGCCGATCCCTTATTATGAAGTCAGCAATCAAAATGGAAAAACAATAATTATTGGAGGTAATTGATTATGGCAGATAACCAGCATGTTAATAAAGTAGTATACAGTAGCACCGTTCTTATTGATCTTACTGCGGATACAGTTACCGCTGATAAGATCCTTACAAGTTACACAGCACATGATGCAACCGGCAACACTATTACCGGTACTTGTGACTTTGATGTAAATTCTCAGGATGCTAATGTTAAAGTCGCTGAAATTTTGAGTGGCAAAACCGCATATGCGAGAGGTACTAAGCTTACTGGTACGATGCCGAATAATGGAGCCGTTTCTCTCACAATTTCATCTCTCGATGATTCTGTTTCGATTGCCCAGGGTTATCATGACGGAAGTGGCAACGTCTCTATTCTCGCTACTGAAAAAGCTAAGCTTATTGCTGCTAATATTAAACAGGGGATTACTATTCTTGGTGTAACTGGTACTCTCGAACCGTCGAGTAGCGTGAAAGTCCACGCAAAATCTGTTACACCGAAGACAACCAGCCAGACAGTTCTTCCTGGTGAAGGATACGATTATCTCTCACAGGTAGACGTCGCTGAAATTCCTTATGTTGAGACCGATAACTCCGCTGGTGGTAAAACTGTGACAATTGCTGGCGAGGGGTGATCCTCATGGGTATAAGCAAAGTTAATTTTGGCGGAGATACTCTTATTGATCTCACCAATGACTCTGTAACTGCGGACACGCTCGTAAAAGGAACAACAGCACATAATGCCGCCGGAGAGCAAGTAGTTGGAACATTAGACGTAAAAGGCACGTTTTATGTGACAATTGACGATGGCACGGAGGTAAATTACTGATGGCAAAAAAATTGTATGAAGAAGAGTCCGTACAGGACATTGCAGCAGCCATCCGAGAAAAGAATGGTGAGACAACCACCTATAAAATTGGGGAGATGGGGGCCGCTGTGAGAGGCATTACGACCGGCACACCAACAGAGGTATACACTTTTGATCAACGGCGAGATGAAGTTAAGCAATTTTTGCAAAATGTCGTTTATGACCCCAGTGATTACACAACATCGCAAATCCCAAACTACGTAACGACACCAAGCTCCAACCGCCCGGTCGGGGCTACGATCACGGTGAAATCAGCGGGGGCGCTGACCGTGGTGGACGGCTACACGGGCAACAGTGTGACCAAAAACGTGGACGCCGGGGCTGTTACGATTTACAACTGTACGCCGGGCGCGGTGTCGAAGTTTGTGCTGTTGGGCGCTGACGGTAGCATCATCCAGCAGGGCATCATTAAGCCGACTGGCGATTGCCGAATGATCTACATGACAAACGTGGATAATGTACGCGATCTTGGCGGCTGGTCGTGCGATGGCGGGACAGTTAAGTATGGCTTGCTGTTTCGTGGTGGCGAAATGTACGGCCATTTGACCAATGATGGCAAGCAACAGGCACTGGATATGCTGGGGATATTAAAGGAGATTGACCTGCGATTCGCGTCCGAATTGAACGGCAGGACGGAAAGTGGGTTTGGACCGACCGTAGATATGCTGTGGGTTGATATGACATGGAACGACCTTGCGTATCAGAAGTCAAGCGGGAATATCAAGGCGATCTTCGACCCGCTCTTCGATTATGTCATCGCAAACAAGCCGACATACTTCCACTGCTCTGCGGGTGCAGACAGGACGGGTGTGGTTGCGCTGCTGTGTGAAGCAATCCTGGGCGTATCACAGTCGGATTGCGATAAGGACTATGAAATCTCAAGTTTCTATTCTGGCGCCAGCACGGATGCAGAAGCACGTCGCCGCAATGAAACGCCGTGGACGCGCGAAATCAATTATCTGAGCACATACGCGGGGGCAACATTTCGCGACAAGGTTGTAAATTTCATGGTTTCGTGTGGCATTACGATCGAAAAGATCAATGCATTTCGGGCGGCAATGATCGACGGCACGCCAGCGACAGTGACGGCAGATATCGCAACGTACAGCATCACAAAAACGCTCACTGATGTCACAGTCAGCAACGGAGCGGCATCTGTGCAGCAGTACCAGCCGTTCGTAGCAAGCATCACTCCCGCGAACGGCAAATTGATTGACTCCATCAAAGTGACGATGGGTGGGGAGGACGTGACTGCTGTTGTATTGCGTGGCAGTACGGACGTGCTGAGGCGAGCTGTACGGGTCGCTTTGACAAAATGCACAAGTAGCAACCCACGAGGGTATGTCATTGACGGTCAGTCTTATTGCACTGCGATAACTGCTGACATTGGGTACAAAGTTAGCAATGTAAAAATCATGATGGGAGGTGTGGACGTGTCCACATTTTACAAAGATGGGGTCATAGCTATTCCAAAGGTGATCGGCGATATTGTTATCACAGCAACCGCTGTAGCCCAAGCCCCAGCATATACAAACCTGCTTGATGCCGCGATTGACATGGATGGCAACATCATCGGGCATACGCCTATGTATAAAAATATGCAATACAATAGCAGCAGCGGTGAACCTATTGCACACACAGGGACGAATATTACGGGCTTGCTCCCAATCAAGGATGGTGATGTCGTGCGTATTCGATGTAAAGGGAACTCTGATATATCATATCAATCTATCAAGTTTTTCAAGTCTGACCGAACCCAAGTCAAAGTCGGATATATATCTTTTTACAATGTTGGAAACGGCCACGCAGGGACTGTTATAAACGTTGATTCTGCCAATGGAGTTATCGATTTTAAATTTAAAGCAACATCTTCCGAGACTACCGGCGCAGCCTATTTTTCAATCGTGCTTTACGACACGCTGGAAAATGTAATTGTTACTACAAACGAAGAAATCATATAAGCATCAAAAGAGCCTTATGCTTTATGATTTTTTTATCCAGATCTGAATAAAAAATCAGATGGCAGCAATGGTATTCTGCACCATTACATAACTGCAAAGAAAGGAGGCAGGGACAATGGCAAAAGTAAAGAGCAGTCAGCCTTCTGGCAATACCCGCCAGATAAGACCAGCACTTACACCAGAGGCTAGACAAAACCAGCTTATAGCTTTAGCGACAGATCTTGTAGAGAAAAGACTGATCGAGGGAACTGCCTCTTCTCAAGAGACAACCCATTTTCTTAAGTTAGCAACACAGGAGGCTAAGCTTAAAGTTAAAATATTGGAGAAACAAGAGGAACTCATCTCTGCTAAGACTGAAGCTATTAAGTCTAGCCAGAGGACGGAAGAACTTTACAGAGATGCTATAATTGCTATGCGTCAGTATAGTGGCGGAGGTACCAATGAAGACTTTTAAAAGATATTCTGAGTTGGTTAGGCTGCCAACATTTGAAGAGCGGTTCAATTATCTCAAGCTTAACGGTTCTGTTGGGGTGGATACTTTCGGCTTCGACAGAGTATTCAATCAAATGTTTTATAGCTCGATTGAATGGAAGCAATGCAGAGATAAGATTATTGCAAGGGACCTCGGATGCGATCTTGGGGTCCCTGGTCATGAAATTTTTGGGTCAAAAGTAGTCATTCATCATATAAATCCAATAACTCTCGAGGATCTTGATAAGAAAACTGAGATACTATTGGACCCGGAGTATTTGATTACTACTACCCATTTTACTCATAATGCAATACATTATGGAGATTCGAATCTCTTGGTTTCGGAGCCCATCAAACGAAAAAAGAATGACACGTGCCCCTGGAAAAGATGAAAGGAAATTCAAGAATGAGTGTACTAAACATTTACTCTGAGCCAGATGTTAGCTCAGATATTGTATGCACATTAGAATTACCAAGCCAGTTAGTAATTTCAGAAGAGGAATCGACAGAAGCATTTTATAAAGTCTATACCGAGTTTGGTTTAGCTGGTTTTTGCGAAAAGAGTGTCTCTGTTGGTTCTGAGGTTTCTGAAGAAGGCGCTAGAACATTTACATGAAGGAGGATTCAAAATGGAAACTAGTATTTTGGATTCTATTAAAAAACTCCTCGGAATACCATCAGAAGCTACAGAATTTGACACTGATATTCTGATTCATATCAATTCTGTATTTTCTATACTTACTCAACTTGGCGTCGGTCCTTCGAGTGGATTTAGTATTGAGGACTCTTCTGCCGAGTGGTCGGACTTCATCGGAGATGATGCTAGACTCTCCGATGTGAAGTCGTTCGTATATTTGAAAACCAGGCTTTTGTTCGATCCTCCTGCTAGTTCTGCTGCAATGGATGCGATGAATCGTATGGCAAGCGAATTAGAGTGGCGCATCAACGTTTCCGTTGATGCCAAGGAGGCATGATTCATGGCAAAAGGAACACCGTTGGTGGTGAAAAGAAAATGCTGTGAAATGAAAGAAGCCGGGATGAGCAGCCATGAGATTTACGATTCATATTACAAGCATGAAGTCGAAAATCCAATGACTCGTCGTTCATTTAGGACGGTTCTTGTCAGGTGGGCTAAAAAGAACTATCCTGATGATACAACTCTTGACTGTGGAACTTATGAAGGTTTTGTTGCTCATGATGCAACTGTGCAGGTGGCAGCAAATGGGGAGATTATTCAAGCATGGATTAAACAACATGCTGGAACACTCGACCCCGAAGAATTCTTAGCTGCTATTAAAACAGCAGTCAAAAAATATGAGTATGTAAAGCCTTCATTCAAAGATTCCAGAAACATGCTCGAGATTTCGCTTTTCGATATGCATTGGGGCATTGCCTTTATGGATTATTACAAATCGGTCCTTGATGATGTCTTAGAGATAATTACCAGTCATCACTGGGATAAGATCGTGATTCCATTCGGGCAAGACTTCTTTCATAACGATAGTATTATCAATGGGCTAACAACAAGAGGAACCTGTATCGAGAAAGTGGACATGGTCCGAGCCGTGAAAGACGGCCAGCAGTTTATGTACGCCATTATCGATGCCGCTTTAGAAAACGCAGAAGAAGTTAAAGTTATCTATACTCCTGGCAACCATGATCAAAGTATTTCATGGATGTTTATGCAGACTCTTTTAGCTAGATATGGCGAAACCGTAGTTGACGATTCTTTAGAGTTTCGCAAGGTTATTAGTTATGGGAGCAATGCTATAATGATTACCCATGGTGATGCCAAGAAAGCAACTGCTAAAACTTTGGCCCACATTTTTCCAGTAGCATTTCCGAAAGAATTCGCGGATGCAACGATTCGTGAAGTTCATGCCGGCCATCTTCATCATGAAGGGGAGGCCGATATATATGGTGTAATGGTCAGAAGGCTGTCATCCGGGGGGATTACTGACAAATGGTCTGACAGAGAAGATTTTATTGGGGCCCATAAGAGATTTATGCTATTTGAGTGGAGCGCTAATAAACTCAAGGCGATTCACTATATCTAACATAAAATTTGGGGAGAGAAATCAAAATGGAAAGACTGCAACTTGTTCTCAGTATTATTAATGTTCTTTTCGCTATTGCACTAAGCGCAGTCGCGCTTCTTAAGCCGTTACGAAAAAAGTTTCTTGGGATGCATACTGTTGAAGATGGTCAGAAGTGCCTTCTAAGAGCCGATATGCTTCGGCTTTATTACCACCATCGTCAAGATCAGTCTGTTCGGCAGTATGAATATGAAAATTTCATTTATGAATACAATGCTTATAAAGCATTAGGAGGAAACTCATTCATTGACAAAATCTACTTAGAGATTCAGGGATGGGAAGTCCTTAGCTGAAAGGAGGACTAGCTATGGAGCCTAATACCTATTCAAGCGAACTCTATCATCATGGTGTGCTTGGCATGAAGTGGGGGGTTCGTAGATATCAGAATAAAGATGGCTCGCTTATTAATAAGAAGCGAACAAATTCAAGTTCCGCCGGAGACCGTAAACCGGTAACAAATAAGAAAACAAAAACTAAGGAATCTTCTAAACCGAAAACTGCGAAGCCTAAGAAGAAGCGCCTTAGCGAAATGACAGATGCTGAGATTAATGAGCGTTTAGAAAGAATGAATCTTGAGAAAAAGTATCGCGATGCACAGAGGGACGAAATGGCACAAAGTCGAGGAAAAAATTTTTCAATGAACTGCCTTGAATCCATCGGTAAGAATGTCATTGTTAATCTCGGAACTCAGGCCGGAAACCACATCGTTGGCAATGCCATCAATCGACTTGCTGGTGTCTCGTCCGATGATGCAAACAAACGTATTGTCAACCCTCAGAAGGGGCAGACTGACAAAAAGTAAGGCGGCATAAAATGTCATTATCAAACACGGCCACTCCAATTTATTATGGTCAGTTTAGAGATGCTGTTATCAGAGGCGAGATTCCAGTTAATCGTGAGATTTCGATGGAGATGAATCGAATCGATGATCTCATTGCAAATCCTGGAATCTGGTATGACGACGAGGCCATTAATGGTTTCATTGCATTCTGCGAAAATGAGTTAACATTGACAAATGGCGAAGATCTTCATTTACTTGACTCATTTAAGCTCTGGTCAGAACAGATTTTCGGTTGGTACTACTTTGTTGAACGAAGTGTTTATGTTCCATCTCCAGATGGGCACGGTGGACATTACGAAAAGAAACGTATTAAAAAGCGTCTTATCAACAAGCAGTATTTGATCGTTGCTCGAGGCTCGGCCAAATCAATGTACGCGTCTTGTATTCAGAACTATTTCCTAAATGTCGATACTGCAACCACGCATCAAGTTACGACTGCTCCTACAATGGCCCAGGCTGAGGAAGTTATGTCTCCTATTCGAACTGCGATCACAAGGGCCAGAGGACCTTTGTATAAGTTTTTGACAGAAGGATCTCTTCAGAACACAACGGGATCTAGAGCGAATCGCTGTCAGCTAGCTTCGACAAAGAAAGGAATTCAGAACTTTCTTACTGGCTCAATACTTGAGGTTAGGCCAATGTCGATTGACAAGCTTCAGGGTTTGCGAGTTAAGATAGCTACAGTTGACGAATGGCTTTCTGGTGATGTTAGAGAAGATCCGATAGGTGCACTTGAACAGGGCGCAGCTAAGGAGCAGGGGTCGGCTGAAAATAATGACTATCTTATTGTCGCGATCAGTTCAGAAGGTACTGTCCGAAATGGAAGCGGCGATACAATCAAAATGGAGTTGTCTGACATCCTTAAGGGAGAGTATTACAACCCTCATGTATCTATTTGGTGGTACAAATTAGATGACATAGAGGAAGTTAACAACCCAGATATGTGGTTAAAGGCAAATCCAAATCTTGGCAAGACGGTTACTTATGAGACATATCAGCTTGAAGTAGAGCGTGCTGAGAAAAACCCTGCAGCAAGAAATGATATTCTCGCTAAGCGTTTCGGAATCCCGATGGAAGGCTATACTTATTACTTCACTTACGAAGAGACCCTTCCTCATCGCAAACGGGAATTCTGGAAGATGCCTTGTTCCCTTGGGGGAGATCTTTCTCAGGGAGACGACTTCTGTGCCTTCACTTTCTTGTTCCCACTTTCAAATGGCAGCTTCGGCGTAAAAACTCGTAACTACATTACCGAACTTACGCTTGCAAAACTTCCAGCAGCAATGCGAACAAAATATGATCAGTTCATGAAAGAGGGCAGTCTTGTTGTTATGCCAGGAACTGTTCTCGACATGATGGAAGTTTATGAAGATCTTGACAATCATATTTCAGAAAGAGAGTATGATGTCCGCTGTTTTGGATTTGATCCATATAATGCTAGAGAATTTGTCGAGCGTTGGGAGCGAGAGAACGGGCCATTTGGTATTGAGAAGGTTATCCAAGGCGCAAAAACCGAGTCTGTTCCACTTGGAGAGCTCAAGAAATTATCTGAAGAGAGAATGCTTTTGTTCGATGAAGATCTAATGACTTTCGCTATGGGCAACTGTATTACCCTTGAAGATACTAATGGCAACCGTAAGCTGCTTAAGAAGCGCTATGATCAAAAGATTGATGCTGTGGCGGCTATGATGGATGCCTATATTGCATTTAAACTCAATAGAGAAGCATTTGAATAACTGGAAGGAGACATTAGCCCAGAATGGATTGCACTTGTGGAACTGAGATACACTCCCCAATGAAGGAGGAAAATCAAAATGGAACAATCTTTTGCATCCAGGCTTAAGCACGCCTGGAATGTTTTCCGAAGTCGAGACCCGACTGCCGAATTCGGGGATATCGGATCGTCATATTACTATCGACCCGATCGCCCCAGATTCACTCGTGGCAATGAGCGATCCATAACCACTTCGGTTCTAAATAGGATTGCTTTAGACGTGTCTGCTATTGATATTCGTCATGTTCGTCTCGATAAGAATGGACGATTTTTAGAAGAAATCAATTCTGGTCTTAATAATTGCCTCACATTGAGTGCTAATATGGACCAAACTGGCAGAGCATTTAAGCAAGATATTGTTATGTCGATGTTGGATGAAGGCTGTGTTGCGATCGTTCCGACGGACACTACGACAGATCCTAAGGTCACCGATTCGTATGACGTTGAAACTATGCGGGTTGGTAAAATTATTCAGTGGCGTCCGCGGCATGTGCAAGTACGGCTCTACAACGAGCAAACAGGAAATAAAGAGGAGATTTGGCTTCCTAAGAAAATGGTGGCCATTGTAGAAAACCCTCTTTATGCTGTTATGAATGAACCTAACTCAACCATGCAGCGTCTGGTTCATAAGCTTGGTCTTCTCGACATAACAGACGAGCAGACCGCGTCTGGCAAACTTGATTTGATCATTCAGTTGCCTTATGTAATAAAGACAGATGCTCGTCGTCAGCAAGCCGAGAACCGAAGAAAAGATATAGAAATGCAGTTGGCCGGGTCCAAATATGGCATTGCTTACACTGATGGAACCGAAAAGATTACTCAACTTAATCGGTCACTTGATAATAATCTCATGAAGCAGGTCGAGTATCTTACAAACCAACTGTACAGTCAGCTTGGCATTACACAAACGATTCTTGATGGTACCGCTGATGAAAAAACCATGCTTAATTACTACAGCCGGACTATCGAGCCAATCGTTTCTGCGATTGCCGATGAAATGAAACGTAAGTTTCTTACTAAAACCGCGCGTACTCAGAATCAGTCGATCGAGTTCTTCAGAGATCCGTTCAAACTGGTTCCGGTTAATGGTATTGCTGAGATCGCAGACAAGTTCACTCGCAATGAGATTATGACGTCTAATGAAATCCGGCAAATTGTTGGAATGAAACCGTCTGATGATCCTAAGGCCGATGAATTGCGTAATAGTAATATCGCGGAAACAAAAGAAGACCCCGGCATCTATAAAGAGTACACGGAAAATTTAGAAGAAGGAGGATAAAATCAAAATGGAAAATTTCGATTTTAGCGGATGGGCTACCAAAGCAAATCTCAAATGCTCTGATGGTAGAGTTATCATGAAAGATGCTTTTAAGCACAATGATGGTCAGACCGTTCCGCTTGTTTGGAATCATCGTCACGATGACCCAAATGAGATTCTTGGCCACGCTCTTCTTGAGAACCGTGACGAAGGTGTTTATGCATATTGCACATTTAACGACACGGAATCTGGCAAGACTGGAAAACTGCTTGTTCAGCATGGCGACATCGTTTCTCTCTCTATTTATGCAAATCAGCTTAAACAGAATATGTCAAATGTTGTTCATGGTAATATTAGAGAAGTGAGTCTGGTGCTTGCAGGTGCAAACCCTGGCGCATCTATCGAATCCGTTATTAAGCACGGTGAAGAATGCGAAGAGGAAGCCAGAATTTTCACTGGTGAGAATATCACAATTTTTCATAGTGATGAAGATAATGAATCGGAGGAAAAATCTGACATGAATGAAAATAATGAATCTCTTGAGCATTCTGATGAAGAGACCATTGGAGATGTGTTTAACACTCTTACTGAGAAACAGAAGAAGGTTGTCTATGCGATGATCGGATATATCACTGATCGTGATGAAGATGAAGATGAGGATGAAGACAAAAATAAAAACAAAGAAAAAGATGAAGATGACGGCGATAAAATGAAACATTCTGAGGGAGGAAATGAAATGAAGCATAATGTTTTTGACACTGATGGCATGCAGGACGAGAAGGTCCTGACCCACTCGGATCTCGACCAGATTGTCGAGCTCTCCAAGACCCCGAGTATCGGCAGCTTTAAGCAGGCTCGTAAGATCTACGAGAATGAGAACGAGCTGCAGCACGACGCTTTTGATGCTGAGACAATGGATATGCTCCTGCCGGAGTACAAGTACATTGACCCGAAGGAGCCGAAGATTCTCTATCCCGATGACACTTGGGTGTCCAGTGTTATCAACGGTGTTCACAAGTCTCCGTACAGCCGTATTCGCACTCGTCGTGCCGATGCTCGTCAGGCAGAACTGAAGGCCATGGGCTATCAGAAGAAGGGTGATTACAAGAAGGAAATGAAGCAGATCCAGCTGCTTGGTCGTACTCATGATGCTCAGACCGTCTACATCAAGGACAAGATCAATCGTGATGATGTTCTCGACATCACCGATTTCGATATTGTTGCTTACCAGTGGAAGATCATGCGCCACACCATGGACCAGACTCTGGCTCAGGCCATCCTGATCGGTGATGGCCGTGAGGATACTGATCCCGATAAGATCAAGGAAGATCACATCCGCCCGATCTGGCATGATGATGACCTGTACTGCATCCATCAGGATGTCGACATCGCTGGCCAGAAGGCGAAGCTTCAGGGTACCGATACTGCAAAGAGCTTCGGTGACAATTATGTCTATGCTGAGGCTGTCATCGAGGCCGCTCTGTACTCCCGTGAGAAGTACAAGGGTTCTGGCAATCTGACCTTCTACTGCACGCCGCATCTGCTCAACGTGATGCTGCTTGCTCGCGACCTTAATGGCCGTCGTATTTACTCCTCGAAGGCTGACCTGGTTGCGGCTCTGAACGTTCGCGATATTCAGACCATCGAGCAGTTTGAGGGCCTGACTCGCCAGACTTCCGATGGCAACAAGAAGAAGCTCCTTGGCCTGTTTGTTAACCTGGCTGATTACCAGCTTGGCTGCGTTAAGGGCGGCGAGATCACGAAGTTTGATGACTTCGATATTGACTTCAACCAGTACAAGCTCCTTCTGGAGACTCGTGTCTCCGGTGCTCTTGTTGAGTGGTACTCTGCTATCGCTCTGGAAGAGCCCACTGCTTGAGTTCAGTCTATAACTTGAACATAAATAATTTTAGGAGGTAACATATTATGGCTATTGAAAGAATCTTTGACCATGCTGACGACAAGAATGTTGCCGCGGTTGTCATCTATGGAAAGACCACTGCCGATGGTAAGGCTTATGTCGATAAGGGCTGCACTAAGCAGTTCACGAATGCCGAGCTGATGAATGCGTTCATCAAGCGTGCTGTCATTTGCATCGGCACGAACTACTTCATTCCGGTTTCTTATGCATATGCTAGCAAAGTCGGTTCTGTCAATTACGTGACCACGACTGGATCCAGCACCGACATTAAGACGGTTCTGACCAATCTTGCTGCTGTTGCTGACGCGTAAGTAAAGTCTAGGTGAAAATTCAAAATGGCAAAATTTTACGGTAAAATCGGCTATGCTAGCACGGTCGAAACTAAGCCTGGCGTATATGAGGAGCAAATTGTCGAACGTTCTTATTACGGAGATTTGATCCGCAATACTCGTCGGCTTCAAAGCGCCGACCAAGTTAATGATGACATTAACATCAGTAACGAAATTAGTATTGTGGCTGATCCGTATGCCACGAACAATTTTCACACTATGCGCTATGCTGTTTTCATGGGTACGAAATGGAAGATCTCGAATGTCGAAGTTTCGTACCCTAGATTGATATTGACATTGGGTGGTGTATACAATGGGCAGTAGACTTGAACTACAAAACGAGCTTGAAAAATTACTCGGATCGAGAAACGTGTATTTTCAACCACCAGCGTCGATATCGATGAAGTACCCAGCAATTCGGTACTCTTTATCTGATGTCGAAAATTGGCATGCGGATGACATTCCATTTAAGCAGGCGAAAGCCTACGAAGTAATACTTATTGATAGAGATCCTGACAACGAATATGTCGACAAATTGTCGCAGTTTAGGTACTGCAGTTTTGATCGTTACTATCCTGCCGATAATCTCAATCATTATGTATTTACTCTATATTATTAAAGGAGGATTTGCTCTATGAAACTTGTTTGGGACAAAACTGGTGAACATTTTTATGAAACCGGTGTAAAGAATGGTGTCCTTTACCCCATGAGCGCAAGCGGCACCTATCCGAAGGGTGTTGCTTGGAATGGTCTTACGGCTATCACGGAGAGCCCCTCTGGCGCGGAGGCCACCGCTCTCTACGCTGATGACATCAAGTATCTTAACCTGATGTCCAATGAGGAATTCGGTGCTACCGTTGAAGCGTATACTTACCCCGATGAATTCGCCGAGTGCGATGGTTCTGCATCGCTTACTGAAGGTGTCTACATTGGTCAGCAGGCTCGCAAGACTTTCGGCTTGTGCTATCGTACAACCCTTGGCAACGATGCTAAGGGCAACGACTATGGCTATAAGCTCCATATTATCTACGGTGCGATGGCTTCTCCGTCCGAGAAAGCGTATTCGACCATCAACGATAGTCCGGACGCGATTACGTTCTCGTGGGAGCTGAGTACCACCCCTGTCGCAGTGGCTAACTTCAAGCCGACTGCCTCTCTGACTATCGATTCTACTAAGGTCGATGCTGCGAAGCTCACCGCGCTTGAAGAAATTCTCTACGGCAAGGACGGCACTGGTGAAGATCATGCTACCGGTGCGGTTGATCCCCGTCTGCCCCTTCCGGATGAGATCGCGACTCTCATGAAGGCATCGCTCTAATATTATTTAACGTTATGGGCCTCACTTAATCGTGGGGCCCTTTTTCTAAATTTGAAAGGAGAAATTACTAATGCTTAAGGAAACTATTAAATACACGGATTACAATGGCGTTGAGAGAACTGAGGACTTCTGGTTCCATCTGTCTAAGGCGGAACTCATGGAGTGGGAGATGGGCACGACTGGCGGTCTTACTGAAATGATCAAACGGATTGTCGACGCTCAGGATGCGCCGGCGATTATCAAGATCTTTAAGGAGCTTGTTCTCAAGGCTTATGGCCAGAAGAGCCCTGATGGCAAGCGTTTCATTAAGTCCGAGGAACTTGCAACCGAGTTCTCCCAGACCGAGGCGTATTCTCAGCTTTTCATGGAGCTGGCGACGGACGCAGATAAGGCTGCTGCATTTGTTAACGGGATTATGCCTAGCGACGTGGCAGAAAAAGCAGCTGCGGCTCCCTCCGCAATCTAACCAGCAAGGAGATTAAGAGATGCTCCAGATAACTGTTCCTGGAAGAGAACTCTTCGATGAAGAACGTGGGCAATTCCTTGTTGTCAGAGAGCAGACTTTGCAACTGGAGCATTCTCTCGTCTCTCTTTCAAAATGGGAATCAAAATGGTGCAAGTGTTTCTTTTCTAGAGAAGATAAGACACGAGACGAGACCATTGATTATATAAAGTGTATGACAATCACAAGGAACGTTTCGCCAGAAGTATATTTGTGTCTAACTCGAGAGAACATCGATGAGATCAACAAGTATATTGCTGCTCCTATGACTGCTACATATTTTTCAGATGAGAAGAATACTGGTCCTAGTCGAGAGCAGATAACTTCTGAGCTGATATATTACTGGATGATTGCACTCAATATCCCATTCGAATGCGAAAAGTGGCATTTGAATCGTTTGCTTACTCTAATCAAGGTGTGCAGTATTAAGAATGAGCCGCCTAAGAAGAGAAGCAGGCATGAAATCATGTCCAGAAATGCGGCTCTGAATGCCGCACGAAGGAAAAAATTAAACACGAAAGGGTGATAATTATGAGCAATAGCCCTCTTGTTAGCTATACTAGGATTAGTCCTTGCAAGAATCCTAGGAATCATAAGATTGACACAATTACTATTCATTGTGTAGTCGGCCAGGCTAGCGTTGAAGGCCTTGGTGCCTTATTTGCTAACTATGATACTCAGGCATCGTCTAATTACGGTATTGGTGCAGATGGAAGAATTGGCATGTACGTTGAAGAGAAAGATCGCTCCTGGTGCTCCTCGAGCAGTTCAAATGACCATAGAGCAATTACAATTGAATGCGCTTCGGATGCATATTATCCGTATGCCATCAACGATGCTGTCTATGGATCTCTTATCGATTTGCTTGTCGATATTTGCATTCGAAACGGGATTGACTCTCTTAAATGGAAGGCCGACAAAAGTCTTATCGGTTATCCGGAAGAACAGAACATGACTGTTCATAGATGGTTCTACAATAAGTCTTGCCCTGGCGATTACATCTATGATCGTCTCTACGACATCGCAGCAGAAGTTAATGAACGACTGGAGGATTATTATATGACTCAGGATACTTTTAATAAAATGTTTGATACTGCTATGGCCAGATATCGCGCCCAACTTCAGGACAATGATGCTTCTAACTGGAGCAAGGAGGCACGCGGCTGGGCTGTCAAGAACGGCCTTATTGCAGGCAGTTCTGACGTCGAGTTTAATGGCATGTGGGAAGATTACATGACGAGAGAGCAGCTTGTTGCGGTTCTCTATCGGTTTGCCGAACTTATGGGCAAGTAATACATTTCGGAAGTAGGGATGAACATTGATAAGGTTCAGACAAAAGGGTGACTTTTCTAATTTAAATCGATTCTTAGAAAGAGCAAAGAACGTTATTAAAATTGGCGAACTTGACAAGTATGGTCGAGAAGGCGTGGCTGCTCTTGCGTCTGCAACCCCTGTTGATTCCGGGTTGACTGCCGATTCATGGTATTATGAAGTGAAGCATCAAAATGGAAAAGCTTCAATAAATTTTTATAACTCTAATCTTAATGAAGGCGTGCCCATTGCTATTATATTGCAGTATGGGCATGGAACTGGAAATGGCGGCTGGGTTGAGGGACGAGATTACATCAATCCTGCGATTCAGCCGCTGTTTGATACGATAGCAAATAACGCATGGAAGGAGGTCACTGAATCATGAGCAAAAAAGTAGATGAAAGAGTCGTAGAGATGCGGTTCGAGAATGGGCAGTTTGAGAAAGGCGTGGCACAATCCACCGAAAGTCTTAATAAGCTCAAGAAGAGTTTGAATCTCGAAGGCGCTGCAAAAGGCCTTGAGAACGTGAACTCCACTGCAAAAAATACATCTGGAATTGAAAGTTTAGCGGCCAGTCTTGAAAAAGTTGAACACCGATTCTCAACTATGGGGATCGTTGGTATGCGAGTAATTGAGAATCTCACCGACTCCGCTATGCGTTTTGCAAAGAAGACCGTTGGCTTTGTGACTAATGGCATTATCAATGGCGGTAAAAGAAGAGCCATGAATCTAGAGAATGCAAATTTCCAGCTTCAGGGTCTTCTTAAGAATGAAGAAGCCGTTGCCGCTGTTATGCAGAATGTCAGCGATGCTGTCGACGGAACGGCATACAGTTTGGACGCAGCAGCGAAAGTGGCTTCTCAGTTAGCAGCATCTGGCATGAAGGCTGGAGACCAGATGTTCTCGGCTCTTAGAGGTGTTGCAGGCGTCGCTGCAATGACAAACAGCTCTTATGAAGATATCGGCCGAATCTTCACTCAGGTCGCTGGCCAGGGTCGAATGATGGGAGATCAGCTTCTTCAGCTGTCTAGCAGAGGTATGAATGCAGCTGCAACGTTGGCAAGTTATTTGACCAAGATTGGCGATGGTACTAAATATACGGAAGCCCAAATTCGAGATATGGTATCGAAGGGTCAAATTTCTTTTGATACTTTTGCCGCCGCTATGGACGATGCTTTTGGTGAGCATGCGAAAGCAGCTAACAGCACATTTGAAGGCGCATTGTCTAACATTAAGTCAGCACTTGGACGAATCGGTGCAGACTTTATTAAACCGCTTATAGCCCAAAACGGCCCATTTGTTAATCTCTTCAATGCCATTCGAAAGAAAGTCAACCAGATCCATGAAATAACCAAACCTATTGCAGAGTGGACAACCAAGACCATTGGCAATATGGTTAATAAGTTGGCCGGGTTTTTAGAGAAGTTAGATATTAAGAACCCATTTGCGAAAGTTAATGGCGGAGATGTCGCTAAGACGACAAAGGCTTTTAATTCCGCTGCAGATGCAGTTGGCAATGCTGCGCAGAGTTTGGAACATTTTCAAGACATTGCGGTCAGAGTTATTCGCGGTGAGTTTGGCAATGGCGCCGAGCGAGTAAAAGCTTTAGCAAATGCCGGTGAGGATTATGCTAAAGTTCAGACACTCGTTAATAAAGTTTGGCTTCGTAATGGCAAGAACTGGTCTGACTGTACTGTAAAAGCTGAGGAACTTGAAGAAGTCATCGGAAGTCTGTCTGATACCGAACTTAAAAGTCTCGGATATACTGAAGAGCAGTCAGAATCTCTTAAAAATCTTGCTCAGCAGGCTAAGGACACCGGGAAACCGATTAGTGAGCTGATCAATAATCTTCAGACTCCTACTAAGAAAGACCTTTTTCTGGATGCTATTCAAAATGGTTTAAAGGGGCTTTCAAAGGTTCTTAAAACCGTTAAAACCGCATGGAATGACGTCTTTTCTCCTAAGAGTTTATCAGATGGTGTTTACAAAGCGGTAGAGAATTTGCATGCTCTTTCTGAAAAGTTTGTTATGACCGATGAAACGGCGGATAAACTTCGAAGAACATTTAGTGGGCTTTTCTCAGCATTAAGTGTTGTTAAGAATTTTGTTGGCGGAACCGTGGCAGTCGCTCTTAGAGTTGTGTCGAAACTATTGTCTTCATTACACATTAGTCTTCTTGACGTGACCGCAGCGGTTGGCGATGCAATTACAAAATTCAAAGAGTGGCTTAATTCCAATAACATATTTGTTAGAACGTTTGGCGCAATTGCTGCTAATGCTCAGAAGGCCGCTTTGGCAATTCGAGACTGGGTTAAGGCTTTTATTGAATTGCCTGTCGTTCAGAAAACTGTGACGTCAGTAAAAACCGCTATAGTTAATGCATTTAACGCGACTAAAGAAGTCTTTTCTGATGGCAAAAAGCGTATCGCAGATTTCATCGATAGATGGAAAGATCTCGATAAAATCACTCTTGATAATCTCAAGGCGATGCTTATTGATTTCAAGAAGAATGTTTTGGACGAGTTCTTTAAAGTTAATTTTAACTTCAGTTTCAAAGGTATAACTAATAAAGTTAAAGGCTTAAAGACGTCTATGAAGACCGAACTTAAGTCTGCAACCAATATTCTTGATGGATTCAAGACATCTCTCTTTAATCTCGCTGAAGAAGTTCGGTCTAAAATCCATATTGGCGACATTTTTGGTTATGGAATGGCCGCCTTGATGGTTAAGTCTGTGATGGACATCGGAAAGTCTCTTGAAATGTTGGAAGGCCCAATTGCTGGCGTCACTAGCGTAGTTAAAGGACTTGCTGGAATTGAGAAGTCCATCTCTAAATACATTGATGCTAAGACATTTATAGATAGAGCAAAAGCCATTAATGTTTTATCTTCCGCTGTTGTTAAACTTGCGATTGCGGTTGCGCTTCTTGTTGCAAGCATGTATGTTATTAACGACATAAATCAAAATGGAGAGCTTTCGACACCCCTTCTTACACTTATTGGATTGATGGGGATGCTTGCACTTCTTGCGTACGCAGTCAGCAAAGTTAATTTTTCCGGTATAGCCAAGATTTCTGGTATAATGTTTTCTATTGGAGGCGCCATTGCTTTGCTAGCCCTTGCGCTTAAGACAATGGATGGGCTGAGCTCTGATGATAAAACATACAAAAATGCCGTAGTGTTAATTGCGCTAATTGGCGTTCTTGGCGTTGTTGCTGTAGCGCTTGGGGAACGAGTTCCTCAACTTTCAAAAGGTAGTATAGCTATTATTGCTTTTGCTGCGGCTATATATATACTCGCTAAAGCACTTAAAAGTATTAGCAAAATCGATAAGGATAGTTTGAATCGATCTTTTGAAACTCTTGTTGGACTGATTTTAGCACTTAGTATTGCTGCACAGGGCCTTAAGGGTCTTTCATTTTCTGGCGGAGTTGGCCTTATTGCTATGGTCATTGCTTTAAAATTGTTAATGAGCGCTCTTGACGATCTATGCAATTTTGATGGAAATAAGATAGCAGAAAATCTTCTTACTATTATCGGCATATTAGGTATCTTAGCTGCATTAATGGCAATTACAAATCTTGCTGGAACAAATGCAGCTACTGGCGGAATTGGCATGCTGGCTTTGGCTGCAGCAATGTACACTATGGTCAAAGCTGTCAAAGCAATGGCTGAAATATCCCAGGATGATCTCAAGCGGATAACACCGATTCTTATCTCTCTTCTTGGCATTTTTGGAGTGCTGATTGCCGTTTCAAATCTCGCAGGACAATTTGCCCATCGAGCTGGAATGATGCTGTTGATGGCTGCGGGTTCCTTGCTAATTCTTACCGGTGTTATTGTTGTTCTTAAGAATATGAGTCCCGATGGTCTTTGGAAAGCAGTTGGCGTTATTGCAGTTCTTGAGGCTATGTTCGCTGGGTTGATTGCGGTTACGCATCTTGCCAAGGATTGCAAGTCGACACTGGTTCTCTTAACTGTGACGATTGCGATGATGACTGTTGCACTTATGACGTTGGCGCACCTCGATCCCGCATCTCTTGATGCTGCAAAGAGTGCACTGGCATCAGTTATTGCGACGTTTGCATTGCTTGTTGCTGTTACCGGGATGTTTAAGGGCGAAGATCTTGCGAAAAAGTTTGGCGGATTGATGAGCCTTGTTCTTGTAACTGGGATTCTCGCTGCTATTATTGTCGGCATGGCTAAACTTTCCCCGGATCAAGCATTGCCGTGCGCACAGGCGCTTGCCGTACTTCTTACAGCATTGGCAGCTTCTTTATTTATTCTCAGCATCGCTGGGAAAGATGCAGATGAAGCAATGGCAGCCGCATACAAGATGACCGGCGTGGTATTGATTCTTGGAGCAATTCTTACTGCAATGTCTGCGCTTAATGCCTCGAATGCTGTTGAGAATGCTAAAGGGCTATCGCTTTTACTGCTCGCACTCTCTACGAGTATGGTCATACTTTCTACTTTCGGTGGCGACGTTAGTGGCAAAGCGATTATTGCTGCCTATGCAATGTCCGGTGTTCTCGCGATCCTCGGACTTGTTTTAGCTGAAATGACTGCACTCAATGTCTCGAATGCTATCGAGAATGCTGCGGCACTGTCGATTCTTGTTGTATCACTATCTGATGCGTGCGTACTTCTTGGAGTTGTTGGATTATTTGGCATGAAAGCAATCGCTGGCATTGGCGTGCTTGCTGCACTTATTGCCGCCATTGGCGGTATTATGTATGGCATTGGAGCACTTGCTCAGTATCAGCCTAGCATGGATGAATTCCTCGATCATGGAATAGTTACTCTTGGCAAGATCGGCGAAGGGCTTGGCAATTTTGTTGGAAGCTTCGTTAAAATGTTTGCCGAGACTGCTGCTTCGGCTCTGCCGTCGATTGCCACCAGCTTGTCAATGTTTATGGTCAATCTTATGCCATTCGTAACGGCCGGCAAGATGATTGGGAGCGACACGTCTCTTCTTGATGGTATTGTAGCAATCACTAAGGCTGTTCTTCTTCTCACGGCTGCTGACTTCTTAAGCGGAATTGCTAGTATTATTGGATTAGGGACCTCATTTACTGGGCTTTCTGAGAAATTCACAGCAATCGGCGAAGCCATGACAGCATTTAGTAACGCTACCACGGGTGTAAATTCGGAGCAAGTTAAGGCGTCTGCCGAAGCGGCTGCTTCCTTAGCCGAGGTTTTTAACTCACTTCCTAAAGAGGGCGGTTGGTTTCAAACTGTGTTTGGCGAGCAGGATCTTTCTGGCTTTAGCTCTAAATTGGAGGATTTTGGCAATGCTCTTACTAGCTATGGTAACTCCGTTGCAGACCTCAAAGTCGATGCTATCAACAATTCTGTTCCGGCAGCGAATAGTCTTGTCGAGGTTCTTAAATCGCTTCCTAACAGTGGTGGAACACTTCAGAAGTTTTTAGGTAACAAGGACATGACGTCTTTCTCCAATGATCTTAGCGGTTTTGGAACTGCCCTTGTCAACTATGGAGAATCAGTTACAGACCTCAAAGTCGATGCTATTAAAAACTCTGTGCCGGCTGCGGAGGCTCTCGCAGATTTCATGAAAGCCCTTCCGAGCAGTGGCGGTGCATGGCAGAAGGTCTTCGGTAACAAAAATGCGAGCGATTTTAGTAATCAGCTGAAAGCTTTTGGCACTAGTATGAAGAACCTTTCTGATACATTAAGTGGTGTCGAATTCTCATATTACGACTCAGCAGCAACCGCGTTAAACTCTATAACTAATGCAGTTGCAAGTTTTGATGTTAGTCATCTTAATTCTATAGTAACTTCTGTTGGAGCTCTCGGCACTCGGGCATCGACCACATTCACTACTAATGTCGAAAATTCGACAATCAAAAATGCATTTGATGCGCCGCTTAATAAGGCCGTATCTTCGGCTAGAAGCGGAATGTCGAAATTTTATGATGCCGGTAGGTACCTTGTAGCCGGGTTTGCGAACGGGATACGAGACAATATTTATCTGGCCCAACGAGCTGCGATAGCGTTGGCTGATAATACGGAAAGTGCCGCAAGATCTAGACTTCGTATAAATTCTCCTTCTAAAGTCTTTAGAAAGATTGGTGCTGGAGTTCCTGAAGGTTTCGCTCAGGGAATAGAACGCTTTAGCTATCTTGGAGCAAGGGCAGTCGAGAGCATGAGCAATAATGCCATCGACTCTGCAAGTAAAGTGTTGTCGAACATTAATGCTGTTTTGACTGACGATGTCAATACTCAGCCAACGATTAGGCCGATTGTCGATTTGAGCAATGTCGAGAACAGTTCTGATGCGATCAGCAGCATGCTCGCTATGGATCCGACTGTTAGCGCATTTTCTAATGTCAATTCGATTAGTGCGATGATGAACCGTAATCAAAATGGCGCTAATGACGACGTTGTTTCGGCCATTAAGGACCTTGGTAAGACGATTGGCAAAACATCTGGCGACACTTACCAGATCAATGGTATAACCTATGACAGTGGATCTGAAGTTTCCGAAGCAATTCAGACGCTTATACACGCATCTATTATAGAGGGGAGGAGATAAGTATGGCTTATATTGTCACAATCGATAGAATCGAGGCAGAAAGCGGTAGCACGCGAAACCTTTTTGCGACATGGTCAAATGAGGCTTTTGACCACTTGGATCATTACAAAGTCAGATGGTGGTATTCAACCGGAGATAATAATGGCTTTGTCGGAAGCGAAGAAGAAACTACATGGACGTATGCAAGATGGTCGGCTCCGGATAATGCCACAAAAGTAACATTTCAAGTCATACCTGTCTCCGCCACTTATACGGCAAATGACACAGAGGTTAGTTACTGGTGGGGTGAATGGGCTCACAAGAGTATTTTTTTTGGTGCCGACATCCGCCCGGAAGCTCCTCCAACGCCGTCAGTTTCGGTAAAAGATTATAAGCTGACAGCTAGCCTTGACAATCTCAAGCCGATCGAGTACGAAGGAAAAACCAACTGGATATATTTCGAAGTTGTTCGAAACGACCAGTACGTTGTGGTTTCTGAAGGAAAGGCCAAGATCATAACCGGCCATGCTCAATTTTCTTGCGACATTGGAGCTGGCGGCGAGTATAAGGTTAGAGCAAAGGCCGTTCGAACACATAAATCCAAAACAATAGTCAAATCATATACAATGAAGCCGTCCAATGGCGTTATATCTGGGACTAAGTTTGATGCTGCGAAGAATATAATGCAGAACATAACATTCACTATTGTGGAAACCGATGCCCCTGATGATCAGGGTATTAGTGAATGGTCGGATTATTCTTCGAATGTTCACACAAAACCGGAATCTTCGGATGGTTTGCTTATAACCACATGCCGCGCTCAAACAAAGACATCTGTATATTTGGCTTGGTCTAAGATCACTGGAGCTACGACATATGACATTGAGTATGCAACTAAGAAAGAATACCTTGGGTCTTCTGATGCGTCATCCACTGTAAGTGGCATTCAGTATACTTATTACGAAAAGACAGGACTCGATACCGGAGCTGAATACTTTTTCCGCTTGCGAGCCACTAATGATGCCGGAAGTTCCGACTGGTCTCCAATTGTTTCAGTCATTCTTGGAAAAACTCCTTCAGCACCGACTACATGGTCGTCTTCTACAACATGCATGGTCGGGGACAATCTGATTCTTAGTTGGCTTCACAATGCAGAGGATGGGTCGACCCAAACATATGCACAAATTGAGATCTATGTTAATGGCGTAAAAGAAACGCATACCATTGACAGCACCACGGAGGAAGATGATAAGAAGACGATGTCTTATACTGTAGACACGTCTTCTTATTCCGAAGGAAGTAAAATCCAGTGGCGAGTCCGTACTGCTGGTGTCACAAAAGATTATGGCGATTGGTCCATTCAGAGAACAGTTGACATCTATGCTGTTCCGTCGTTGAATCTTGCGGTTACCGATTCAACTGGAAGTACAGTTCAGACTCTTACCTCATTTCCAATCAATATTTCGGCTACGGCGGGTCCGGCTACCCAATCGCCCGTTGGGTATTATCTAACAGTCATCGCAAATCAGGCTTACACGGCGACAGATTCGATCGGAAACCATAAGAACGTCGGATCTGGAGATGAGGTATATTCTAAGTACTTCGACACGTCGGCAAATCCCTTGTCGGTTACGTTGTCGGCGGGAGATGTCTCCCTTCAAAATGGGATATCTTATACGATCGTCTGCACAGTTTCGATGGACTCTGGTCTCAATGCGTCGAGCACATTTTCCTTTACGGTCGGCTGGACTGCGACCTCCTATACACCTAATGCTGAACTCGGAATCGATTATGACTCGGTGTCTGCAATTATTCGTCCATACTGCAAGGACGGCACTGGCACACTTGTGCAGAATATTACTTTAGCGGTCTATAGAAGAGAGATCGACGGATCATTTACTGAAATTATGTCGAATCTTAATAATGTTGACGGCACGTTTATAACCGATCCGCACCCGGCTCTTAATTATGCTCGGTATCGAGTAGTGGCAACTGATACTACAACTGGCGTTATCTCATATTCTGACTTGCCATTATTCCCAGTCAATGAAAGGGCTTGCATTATTCAGTGGAATGAGGAATGGCGTTCATTTGATTCTGTAAACTCCGATCGCTATGTTGAACCGGTTTGGTCTGGATCATTCTTGCGTCTGCCATATAACATTGATGTGAGCAACTCCTACTCTGTTGATAACTCGCTTGTAGAATACATCGGTCGCAAGCATCCGGTTAGTTACTATGGGACACAGCTTGGAGAAGGAGAGACTTGGAATGTTGTAATTCCAAAATCTGATATTGAAACACTATACGCGCTTCGTAGATTAGCAGTATGGACTGGAGATGCATACGTGCGTGAACCATCCGGAAGCGGATACTGGGCAAACGTCGGCATTTCGTTCAGTCAGAAGCATCGCGATATGACGGTTCCGGTCACACTTACAATTAAGAGAGTCTCAGGAGGTATTTGATATGCCCGATTGGACTGCATCAATGCAGCAAACATTTGAGTATTATATTGTCGATCCTAAAAGTTGGAGAGACATAAAGCGGCTCGAGAATGTCAAATCCTGCACGATCAGTAGGGATTCTGACGCAGATACGCTTGGCTCCGCCACTTTTGAGTTGTCTGAAGCCATAGGCGAATGCTATGTCCGAGTTTATCTTATAACGATTCAAAATGGAATTCAAGAACGTTTTCCTTTGGGGACATATTTGCTTCAGACGCCTGAGTCTTCTTTTGATGGCAAACGAAATAGCATGTCGGTTGATGCTTACACACCATTGTTAGAGCTCAAAGAGAACATGCCACCTGTCGGGTATTATATTCCAAAAGGGCAGACGGCAATGGAGCGTGTCTACACTTTAACTCGCGAGCATCTCAGGGCGCCAGTAGTTAAAGCAGAGTCTTCTGTGATACTGTTCTACGATTTTGTAGCAAACACATCTGACACATGGCTCGCATTCTTGACGGACCTGGCCTCATATGCTAAGCACAAATTCGATCTTGATGAAATGGGGCGTGTGCTATTTGCACCCCATCAAGATACGGCTTCTCTCCAGCCCATATGGGAGTATAGTGACGGAAACAGTTCAATTTTGTATCCGGATCTAACATACAAACACGACATATACGGTGTACCGAATGCGATTGAGGTCGTATATTCTGATGGTGATGACCATTTTTACACTAAGATTGTGAATGATGATCCGAATAGCCCGATTTCCACTGTAAATCGAGGGCGAGAGATTATGGAGAGAGAAAGCAATCCAAGTTTGATTGGCTATCCTACAGATAATAACATTAAAGCATATGCTAAACAACGGCTACGGGATCTTTCGAGTCTTCAGTATACCATATCGTATACTCATGGCTATTGCCCAGTACGAGTCGGCGACTGTGTGCGCTTTAATTACTCTCGCCCCGGCCTTAACGGAATTAAAGCTAAGGTTGTAAGTCAAACAATTAAATGCCAGCCGGGTGTTCCGGTTAGTGAGAAAGCGGTATTTACTACTAAATTATGGGAGGGGTGATAGTTCATGCCTTTATCTAGTGAGTTAGTATCTCAGTTTGCAAAACTTGCAAACAATAAGCCAAAAGAAGAAAAAGAATCCACTGCTTATGGCACAACCGCTATTCAAAATGGAAATAAATACGTAAAGCTGGATGGCTCTGAATTACTCACCCCGGCATTGTTCACAACTAATATTGCCAATGGCGAGCGTGTTACTGTGCGGATAAAGAACCACATGGCGATTGTCACCGGTAACATTACATCTCCTGCCGCTAGAACAAGCGAAGTAAAAGAGGTCGGAGATAAGGCGGATGCCATTAAAAATAATGTCGATTCGCTAAGAGGCGAGGTTGCAACAGAAGAAATTAGATATTATTTATTGCAATCTTCGACTTTGGCAGCCCCGGAAAAGCCATCTACTTATCCGCCTCCATCCATTTGGGTGATGACAGAGCCAATCTATTCCAATTCCAATAACGATTCTGATACTTTATATTTTGTTGTATGCACTGTGTATACAAACGGAGAATTTAAATATTCAGATGTGTTGATATCTAGCACATATGAGTCAATCCGAAATGCAGAAACACGAATAAATCAGACCAAAAGCAGCATTGATTTTTCAATTACGGAACAGATTACAACCGTTCGTACAGATTACAAAACTTACACCGATAACGCTCTCGGTAATTATGTTGATAAGACCTCATACGATGATGATAAAAAGAATACGGACGATAAAATGCTCAATATAGAGGATGATCTTTCCCATAAAGCTGCTAAAGATGACCTCGATGGTTTTGCTACTTCTGAACAGTACAATGAAATACGCAAGTATATAACATTTGATAAAGATGGAATTAAAATAAGTTCTGATTCAACATACGATAAGGACAATCCAAATGCTAAGCATCTGACATTAACTCTTGATAATGAAGCCATTAAATTTGAAAATAATGGGGTAGTTATCGGAAGATGGGATGGGTCAAATTTCTATACTGGCGATATAGTTGTGGAACTTAACCAAAGAGCCCAGTTTGGTAACTTTGCGTTTGTCCCTAGGTCTGACAAATCGCTTATGTTCCTTAAAGTTCATGATTAATTTTCATATGATTGGAGGACTGGTTTATGATATTGGAAACATCTGAGGCCTTTGACACGTCAAATCAATTTATTAAATATAGAATTACTGTAACGGAGAACTCCTATAGTGTGGAAAATAATTCGTCAAATGTTACTGTAAGTATCAACTTTTATAGAACAAATACTGGGTACACGACTTACGGAAACGGAACTGTTTATTGCTTCATATACAACGATACATACTCGCAAACCGTTACCTCCAGCGATGCAATAACAAATAGCGGCATTGATCTGTTTACAAAAACTTTAGACATACCGCATAATGAAGATGGAACCAGAAATTTAAATGTTGCTGCATACATTAGCCACGAGCGGTTTACGTCCGACAGTCATGATTTTTATGTTGATTTAACCACGATTCCAAGAGTCTCTGAAATGACTTACCCGATAACTTGGACTCTTGGGGACAAGCTTTCGTTCACAATTGATAGAAAATTGAGCTCATTCAGAGACACCTTGTCATATCATTGTGCATATACTGAAAACGGGGTTCCGAAAGCATATTCTGGAAATATTCTTACTAAAAGTTCGGCTACTAGTGCGAAATTTACGCCGCCGTTTGATTGGGCAAAGCATTCTCCAAATGTGATCCGAGGGATGGCTTCTTTTACACTCTCAACATATGATAGTTCCGGAACTTTAATTGGATCAACAGTAAAAAATAGTTGGTTCACGATACCAGACACTGTAATCCCAGACTGCTCAATATCTTTATCAGATACTTCATCAATTTGGGTGTCTGGCAGTAAAAAGAGTTGCCTTGAGTATTTTGGAAAATATGTTTCTGGCGTGTCCGCAATTCACGCAGAAATAACTGCATCTGGAGCATATGGTTCAACAATAAAATCATATTCTGGGAGCTATCCAGGGGGCTCATTCTCGACTCAATCATTTAATATTTCAACAAGCGGGCTGTCTGGTGCATGCCAAATTGATGCAACAGTTCGAGATAGCCGAAATAGAAAAAATTCCGCATCTGCATCCGCCAGTATTGCAGCATATTCGCCTCCAAAAGTCACAGCTCTTTCCGTTCGTAGGTGCAAGTCAAAGACGGATAGCACAGAAGACGAACAGGGCAATTACACTCAGGTCACTTACGGATATGAAATTGTTAATGTCGCCAAAACAAACAAGAACGCAAAAAGCATAGTACTTAAGTACAAAACGACTTCAGGATCAGAATCTGAATGGATAACCCAAAATCTCACTGCAACTGGCTATTCTGGAACTGGGTCTGTTATTCTTGAAACTTTGGCTGACAATTCTTATATTTTTTCGTTTACTGTCAGTGATTCGATTTCGTCGTCTTCAAAATCAACTTCAGTATCAACCGGCTATTGTATTTATCATGTTCCGGCATCTGGAAAAGGAATTACCTTCGGCGGCATTGCTGAGGGTGATGGATTTAATGTCAAAATGCCGGCGACTTTTTCATCGACAATAAATGCTGGTGGTAATTTTGTTGGCCAATATGTGACTGGAACATGGCTTCAAACAGTATCGGTGACTGATCTTAATAGAAAACCAGAGAAAATTGCAGTCATCGACGAATCCGGATGGATTTATTCAAGGGCATTAAGTTCTCTTATTTTGGAGGCAGTGTATCCTATCGGCAGTATTTATATAAGCGTTAATAGCACATCGCCTCAGACATTATTCGGTGGAACATGGAAGGCCATCAAAGGGAAATTCCTACTTGGTTCCTCTAGCGCTCATAAAGCCGGTAGCACCGGAGGCGAGGAAACTCATACTTTAACAATGGGCGAAATGCCAGAGCATACGCATCCCATGTATTCCGGTAACGCAGGCGGAGATAGTGAGTGGACTCCAGACGAAGGAGCTTATCTTGTTGATAGTGTAACTCAGACAAAGACAACCTGGTGGGCTAGACTTGGTATGAATTTCGCAGGTGGAGGAAATGCACATAATAACATGCCTCCGTATCTCGCGGTATATATGTGGAAACGTACAGCTTAAAACATATTTTAGAAAGGAAAGATATTTATGAACATTAACTGGAAAGTGCGTATTAAGAACAAATCTTTTTGGCTGGCTCTTATTCCGGCCCTGCTCCTGCTTGTGCAGGTGGTTGCTGCCCCGTTTGGCTACAATTGGGATTTTGCAGGCCTCGGTGCACAGCTCACGGCAATCATTAACGCCATTTTTGCGGTGCTTGCCATTCTCGGCGTTGTTAATGACCCGACCACGTCTGGCATGACCGATAGCAAGCAGGCTATGACCTACAATATGCCCAAGAAAGATAAGTAAACTATATTTAAGAGGGTTCGCGATTAAAGCAAGCCCTCTTCTTTTTTCTATTTCGCGTAAAAAACATAGTGTATTATGAAAAGAAATCACTTGAAAAATTTTACATATTAAGGAGAATTATTATGTGCATTACTACTGATGGTCTGGTAGTTACGTACGAAGAGTTTCTTGATCTTGTAATTAACGGCAAGTAAATTCTTTAAAGGAGGAGTCCTAACAAGGGCTCTTTCTTTTTTATACGCGAAGAAAACAACCGCTTTTATGCAAAACTATTAAAGGAGGATTTTATTATGACTTGGAAACAGATTGAGACTAGTCGCGAAATCAGACTTTGGGTTGGACAGATTATTGTCCCCACAATCACACTTGCGGGGATGGCTATGTCTATTCCGGAAGTTCGAGAAGCGGTCGGCTCTAAGGCAAGAAAAATGAAAGAGACTATTAATAGCAAGCTTCATAAAGGTTGAGCCTCATAGGCTCTTCCTTTTATTTTTTGAAAGGAGATTTATTATGTATTGGTGGATTGCTGTTTCTTTTGTGGTTGGCGTACTTATCTCGGTTTTATTTATTGACCTTAGATCCGGGTATGGAACTCTACAAATTGATCACTCTGATCCAGAAAAAGATCTATATAGAATCGTTATTACAACCGATCTCGACAAATTACCGAAAAAAAAGCGAGTGGTTTTGAAAATCGAAGATAATGCTGATCTTTCGTGATATTTACAGACTCTATTATGGAACGTATTTGTTCACATCATTAAGGAGGAATTTATAATGAGAATCGAAACCATGTTGCATGATGGGATTGAGGACGGGTTCAACGAACTGAAAAAGATTCAGGTTGGTACCGAGGAGTATAAATCCACCGTAGATGGACTGACAAAGCTTTTGGACAGAGCTATTGAGATCGATAAGATCGATGCTGAAACTCAGGCCAATGCTGACAATCGTGAGATTGAGAACAGTATTGAACTGAAGAAGATTGCAGATGATCGTAAAGATCGAGTTATTAAGAACTGTCTTACTGCTGCCAGTATCATCTGCACGGCGGGTATTACTGTTTGGGGATCTCTTAAGTCTTGGAAATTCGAGGAAACCGGCGTTGTCACATCTGGACCGGGACGAGAATTCATGAGAAGAATCTTTCATTCGATGAAGTAAACGTATATGGTCAATTATAGGAGATTATTTAAACATAGTCTCCTATTTTTTCGCGACAATAACACTCTGTATTATGGAACCAAATTAGTGTATTAAAAGGAGGCTAATATTATGATGGTACTTGGTTTTATTGTCGTAATTTTGGGTTGTATTATGATCGCAAAAGGTTCATCTAATAGAGACTCTTAAATGAGTCTCTTCTTTTTCGCGTTAGAAACAATGTGTATTATGACACATATTAAAAATGGAGGTAAATAATATGATGACATTTACACTGCTGGTTGCTGTCGCAATTTTGGTTGCTGTGGCTGCAGTGCTTACAATTCTTATTGGAGGCACATCGGTCATTGTGGTCTATGGCGACATCATTCTGTGCGCGGTATTTATCATCCTTATTATTAAAGCTTGCTTTTTTAATAAGAAGAAATGAAAGGTTGAGCCTTAACGGGCTCTTCCTTTTTTTATTTGCGCGAAAATTACATTCTCTTTAGTGGAAGAATAAACAAATTTGAAAGGAGCAATTTGTTATGAAATGGACTATGAAACCTATCACTTGGGGTGCTTACGCTAAGCTGTGCGCAGTATCTGCCGCCATTAGTGCGGTCGGGTACGCGGTCTGCTGGCTCGTTGAGTACCATGACAAGGTGGAAGGCGCTTTCAAGAAGTTCTTTTGTAAGAAGAGCTAATTCCATTTGTGAATTCAGCAAGACGGGAGTCTAAGGAAACTTAGGCTCTCTTCTTTTTTATAAGGAGGTTTCTATGCTATTTTATGACTATTATGCTAAAACATATTTTGAGTCTTCCCTTGTTAATGTTCAGCAGGAAGCTCACAAACGTGGTCAGAAAGTGAGCCAGGAAAAAGTGACTATGGACGACGGACTCGAATGCTGGATTATATTTTTAGAGCCGAATTCGTGAAAATTACAGGCCCTATTGTGAAGAAAGGAGATGCTTCAAATGAAATTTAATTTTGACATTAACAAACTGATTACTATCGGAGGCATTGGACTGAGCGCAGTTGGCGCGCTTTTGTCCAGCATTGCCAATGATAAGAAGATGGAGAGTGCAGTCGAAAAGAAAGTAGAAGAAGCGTTGAACGCAAGAAAGGAAGAGGAGACTTAATAGTCTCTTCTTTTTATTTTTGAAAGGAGCACAAAAGATGAATAAAGAAGCTATTGTAAACACTGTTATGGACATTAAGAATGCGGTCGCTAAGCATAGTCCTGAGATTCTTACTGGCATCGGTATTGCGGGCATGGTGTCTACGGTCGTGCTTGCTGTGCGAGCAACCCCGAAAGCAGAGAAGCTTATTCTTGATCGAGAGATTGAGCTTTCCAACGAAGCCAAGCAGGACATCGAGCTTAATAAGAAAGACCGATTCAAGACCGCGTGGAAGTGCTATATTCCCGCAGCGATCACTGGCGCAGCGTCGATTGCATGCATCGTATCTGCAAGCTCCGTGAACTTCAAGCGTAATACGGCGCTTGCTGCGGCTTATAATATCTCTGCAACGGCATTGGCCGAGTATAAGGACAAGGTCGTCGAAACGATTGGCGAGAAGAAAGAGCATCTTATTAAAGACAAGATCGCCGAAGATCGAATCGAGAAGAACCCGGTGTCTAAAAATGAGGTTATTATCACTGGAAGAGGCGCAACAACTTGCTATGATTCGATTTCCGGCCGATATTTCAAGTCTGATATGGACAGATTGAAAAAGGCTGAAAATGAACTTAACAGGCAGATGCTTAGCGACATGTATATTTCTCTCAATGAGTTCTATGATGAGATCGGTCTCGACCATATTTCCATTGGCGACGATCTTGGATGGAACATTGAGCGTGGCATGATTGATCTTTCGTTCAGTTCGCTTGTGGCGGATGATGGAACGCCGTGCTTGGTCGTTGACTATCAGGTGAGTCCGAAATTTGGGTATTCAGATCTTACGTGATTCGCGAAAAATACATGCAGTATTATGAGAACCATTAAACATTTGAAAGGAGATCTTTATAATGGAAGAAATCAAGAATGTTAAGGCTGAGGAAATCGAGACTGAGGTTGTTGACGAAGTCAAGGAATCGAAGGGCAAGAAGTTTATTTCCAAGGTTAAGGCTGGTATCAAGAAGAACGGCAAGAAAGTCGCATGCGGTGCGGCAATCGTTGCCGGTGTTCTGGTCGGCTATACCATCGGAACTAAGCGCTCCTGCCTGGACGTTGTTGACGACATCGATCCTGAGGACGACTACGATCTGCCTGAACTCATTGAGGATTCTTCTACGGAAGAAGAGACCGAGGAATGATCGGGTTCAAAAGAGGAGATACCTAACAAGGTATTTCCTTTTTGTTTGCAAAGGAGGATTTGCTATGAACACATATTACTATTCCGGACCTGTGATGGAGTTTGATAGATGCATCGCAGACAAATGGGAAGGATCTACAAGAGCAGTATCCGAAAAGAAGGCAAGAGCAAATCTCGCGTATCAGTATAAAGTGTCTAATGGCAAAGCACCAAGGAGCAAAATTACGCTTCCTGGTAAACTCATTGTAAAAGATTGAAAGGAGTAAATCATGGATAGTTGCCCATCTAATTCCTACAAGGCCAGAGAAGAAAGTGCACTTGCTTCACAGAAAAAGAAGCAGATCACTAAAGTTACTAAGGGCGTAGTCAAGACAAAAAAGAAAAATGAGATGTCCAAACTTGGCGGCATGTTCATTTCGGAAGACGCATCGAAAGTGAAGTCTTATATTTTGATGGACGTGCTTGTGCCGACCATCAAGAAGGCCATTCATGATATTGTCACGAATGGCGCCGACATGATCTTGTATGGCGAAGTAGACCAGAGCAAGAAGCGCACATATGCGTCAACAGTTTCTTATAGAGACTACTATGATAATGGAGGACGAGGTGCCAGTCGATTCGACGATCCACCGAGAGCACGCACTCGAGCTGGCTATAGCTTCGATGATATCATTCTTGAGACCAGAGGCGAAGCTGAGGAGGTTCTCTTGAGTATGGACGAACTTATTGAGACGTACGGGTCTGTAAGTGTTGCCGACATGTATGATCTTGTTGGCATTTCCTGCGAATACACGGACAACAAATACGGCTGGAAGAATATTAGAACCGCCGAGCCCGTACATGTAAGAGATGGCTACATGCTCAAACTTCCGAGAGCATTGCCGCTTAATTAATTTATATTTTAAGGAGGATAAATAAAGATGAATAAAGCAGATACTATTGCAAAGTTTAGCAGGGCAATTCACAATGTTGGTTTCCAGCTGAAGAAATACAGCCCTGAAATTATGGCTGTCGCTGGCGTTGTTGGTATGGTTACTAGCACGGTCATGGCGTGTAAGGCCACGACTAAAGCCAGCGAGATTATTTCCGAGACCAAGACGTCCGTCGATATGATTCATGATCTGGTCGCAGATCAGGCAGTCCCCGAGAGTGAATATTCTGAAGAGGACAGCAAGAGAGATCTTGTGATCGTGTATTCTAAGGCAGCTATGAAGTTCATCAAGCTTTATGGCCCGTCTCTGGTCATTGCGGGTCTGTCTGCTGGCAGTATTCTTAGCTCCACGACCATTCTTCGTAAGAGAAATATTGCTATTGGCACAGCATACACCGCACTAGACAGAAGCTTTAGAACCTATCGTGATCGAGTTATCGAGAAGTTCGGCGAAGATTTCGATAAGGAGCTCAAGTACGGCACGACTACCAAAGTTATTGAGGAGACCACTGTCGACGAAAATGGCAATGAGAAGACCGAAACGAAGACAGTCAAGATTGCCGATCCTAATAACTACAGTATTTATGCACGTTTTTATGACGACGGATGCGCTGGTTGGACCAAGAACCCCGAGTATAATCTCATTTTTCTGAAGCAGCAGCAGAGCTGGGCAAATGATAAGCTCAGAGCAAACGGCCGTCTGTTCCTGAATGAAGTGTATGAGATGCTCGGTATTCCTAAGACCGTTATTGGCCAGCGTGTCGGCTGGGTGTATGATAAAGATAATCCGGTTGGTGATAACTTTGTCGATTTTGGCATCTACGATCTGTATAATGAGAAGGCACGCGACTTTGTCAATGGCTATGAACGAACGATCCTCTTGGATTTCAACGTGGATGGAGATATTCTCTATAGTCTTTGACTCGACGGGCCTGAAGGCATCGGGAGTGGTAATCCGATGAGAGACATGTTTGATTATCCTTGGCTTCTCAGTTTTTAAAGAGGCCAAGGAATTTATATTTTTGAAGGAGATATTATTATGAAAAAGTTTATTGTGTTTGCTCTTCTTATTGCTATCATGACTCTCAGCTTTGGCTGTGCTGCAGAAAAACCTACTGATCTGTCTGGCACTTGGGTTCTGTCTGCAGATGACGGCGCAAATGAAGAGTCGACTGGCGAACTTATCATCGATGGTAAAGATGTTATCGTCTATTTTGTCTGGCCTCAGGAAAACACTAAGGCACTTCTTTGGTACGGCACGTACACGCCTCCGAAAAAAGTCGTTGATGAGTATTCTTGGACATCTACGAATGATCCTGATATGACCAAAAATTCTATTTATGCGCCGGATTTTGAGGAAACTACGTTCCAGTACAAACATGGTATGATTCTCTTTGATTATTATGTTGATGGTGTTGCATATACGTTCCACTTTGAACGTAAGGCTAATGAGGAGGCAGCATAATGAACGATAAGTTATCTAGTGTCATTATTTTTTGTGGCGGCGTGTTCATCGGCGGATTCCTCACGTGGGATTTCTTTAAGACTAAATACGAGAAGATCGCAAACGAAGAAATCGCATCCGTAAAGGAAACCTTTGAGCACAGAGAACATAAGTCTGAAAAAGACTATGAAATCGAAGAGGACCTCAAAGCTAAAGCCGCATATATTAATATTATTGATACAACTGGTTACAAGAACTACTCTAATGTTCCAATTGAAACTGACAAGAAAGGAGGGACTGCTGATATGGAATTGAAACAGCCCTACGTAATTACTCCCGAACAGTACGAGGACAATGTTGATTACACCAAAGTGAGTCTGACATGGTACAATGACGAAGTCTTGGAGGACGATTGGGGGAACGTCCTTGACCCAGATGATGTTATTGGTAGTGAAGCGCTCAAGACCTTTGGCCAATATGAAAAAGACAGCGTATTTGTCAGAGATGATGACGAGCAAATTGATTATGAAGTCCTGCTTGATACCCGTAGTTATAAAGAGACTTATGGACACGATCCCGTTGAAGCGGACCAGTGATGACTTTTGCTAATCATATTCAGAGCGAGTACTTTGACTGGATGGTGTCACTTGTAACGGGCGAGCGTTATGCAAAAACTATCTCCTATAGCAAGCTTCTTGAATATTTGCATTCTGTTGAGTTTGAACCAGTTATTATTAGAGGCGATTACGATCGAGCCGAAGACGGTGTATATTTGAGATACCGGTTTGCTGTGGATAAGGGCTATGATGAAAAGCTCAATATTCACAAGTATATTACTGGACCGTGCAGCATTCTTGAAATGATGGCTGCACTCGCTCAAAGATGCGAAGAAAGTATAATGACTGACTCGGCTATAGGAGATAGAACTGGGCAGTGGTTTTGGGGGATGGTCGTTAGCCTTGGTCTTGGCTCTATGGAAAATCGATTCTTTGACGAGAAGTATGTTGCTGGCGTTATTAATCGTTTTCTTAATCGAGACTATGAGCCAAATGGCCGAGGTGGATTATTTACAATAAAAAACACTGAAAGAGATTTACGAAGTGTAGATATTTGGTGCCAAATGTGCGAATATTTAGACACCATTAATTAGTAAGGAAGGAGGTTTGGAAATGTAATGCTAGATTTTCTGAAAATTGCGACGCGAGAGTATAAGAAGGACAAATGGGAAGTATATCCTAAGTTCAAGGTTATCAAGTCTGAAGATCTTATGATTCGAGGCGGCGATTTCTATGCAGTTTGGGTCGAAGAGCGCGGTCTATGGTCTACGGATGAGCAAGACGTATTGCAATTGATTGATCGAGAAATCTCTAATGAGTTGAAAGAAGCAAAGAAGAAGCATGGCGAAAATGTTGTTCCGAGATATATGTGGGACTCCGAATCCGGCATGATCGACTCTTGGCACCGATATTGCCAGAAGCAGACTCGAGATAACTTTCACTCGTTGGATGAGAAGCTTATATTTTCGAATGCTGAAACCAACAAGAAAGACTACGCAAGCAAACGACTTAGCTACCCACTTGAACCTGGCGATATCTCAGCATATGATGAGCTGATCTCCACACTATATTCTGAAGAGGAGCGCCATAAGATCGAGTGGGCAATTGGGTCGATCGTTTGCGGAGACTCTACGAAAATTCAAAAGTTCATGGTGCTTTACGGCGCGGCAGGTACAGGTAAGTCTACAATCCTGAACATAATTCAAGAGATGTTCGATGGATATTACTGTGTGTTTGACGCTAAAGCACTAGGATCGAGCAATAGCTCCTTTGCACTAGAAGCATTCAAATCCAATCCTCTTGTTGCTATCCAGCACGATGGCGATCTGTCCAAGATCGAAGATAACACCAGACTGAACAGCTTGGTGTCTCACGAGCTGATGACGGTTAATGAGAAGTTTAAGTCAACGTATTCTAGCAGATTTAAATGCTTCCTGTTCATGGGCACCAATAAGCCGGTTAAGATCACTGATGCAAAGTCGGGCCTCCTTCGAAGACTTATTGACGTGACGCCTACAGGGAACAAGCTCGCTCCGAAAGAGTACAGGCGCATAATGAAGCAAATCGAGTTTGAACTTGGTGCCATTGCATATCATTGTCAAGAAGTATATTTGGAAGATCCTGGGTACTATGATGACTACGTTCCGACTTTAATGATGGGAGCCTCTAACGATTTCTACAACTTTGTTATTGACTCCTATCATATTTTTAAGAAACAAGATGGAACCACGCTCAAAGCAGCCTGGGATATGTATAAGGTATACTGCGAAGATGCAAAAGTGCCATATCCATTCTCTCAGAGAACGTTTAAAGAAGAACTTAAAAACTATTTTAAGAACTTCACTGAAGCCGCTACTTCTGATGATGGCCCCATTATCAAGAATTATTATAGCGGATTCAAGACGGAGAAGTTCGAGGTCAAGAAGAAAAAAGAGCCAAAGCATGAAGAGTATAGAATCCAGTTCGGCGAATACGATTCTATATTTGACAAGGAATGTGCTGAATTTCCGGCTCAATACGGTAGCTCAAAAGGAACTCCGTACAAAAAGTGGGATAATGTCACCACAGTTCTTGCCGATCTCGATACTTCCAGGCTTCATTATGTTAAAGTCCCAGAAAACCATATTGTGATTGACTTTGATATTAAGGACGAAGACGGCAATAAGTGCTTTGATAAGAACCTCGAAGCAGCTAGTAAATGGCCGGCTACATACGCAGAACTCAGCAAGAGCGGAAACGGTATTCACCTGCATTATATTTATACTGGCGATCCATCAATGCTCAAGAGTGTTTACGACGACGATATCGAAGTCAAAGTGTTTAGTGGTAATAGCTCCCTTCGAAGAAAGCTTACTAAATGCAACAACTTGCCAATTGCACAAATTAGCTCAGGTTTGCCAATGAAAGGAGAAAAAATGATTAATAAGGAGGTTGTTCAGACTGAGAGGGGTCTTCGAACAACCATTAAGAAATGTATTAGTAAAGAGGTTCATGCTGGAACTAAACCGAATGTCGATTTCATCTATAAAATTCTTGAAGATGCATACTCGAGTGGAATGAACTATGATGTTAGCGACATGCAGAATGCAGTCGTGGCATTTGCAGCAAACAGCACAAACCATTCGGATTACTGTCTAAAGCTTGCAAGTAAGATGAAATTCAAATCGGAGGAGCCTTCTACCGGGGAACCAAACGAAGATGCAGAACTTGTATTCTACGATGTTGAGGTGTTCCCAAACTTATTTCTTGTAAACTGGAAATTTGCAGGTGAAGGCAAGCCAGTTGTCAGAATGATCAACCCGACTCCTAGAGAGATTGAGGACCTCATGAAGCTCCGTCTCGTTGGCTTCAACTGCCGACGATACGATAATCATATTTTGTACGCCCGTTATATTGGATATACAAACGAGCAGCTCTATAATCTCTCACAGAGAATTGTCTCTGGCGAAAAGGGAGCGTTCTTCGGTGAAGCATATAATGTCTCATATACGGACGTGTACGACTTCTGTTCAAAGAAGCAGTCCCTCAAGAAGTGGGAGATCGAGCTGGGAATTCACCATCAAGAGCTTGGTCTGCCTTGGGACAAGCCTGTTGCAGAAGAGCTTTGGCCAAAGGTCGCTGAGTATTGTGACAATGACGTTATTGCAACGGAAGCGGTCTTCAATGCTCGTCAAGGTGACTTTGTCGCACGAAAGATCCAGGTTGATCTGGTAAGACTTCTGCATGGCATCACGGACGTCTCTGTCAACGACACGACGAACAGTCTTTCTACCAAGATTATATTTGGCAAGAACCGCAAACCTCAGAGCGAGTTCAACTACCGAGATTTGTCTAAGCCGGTTAGCTGGACTGAATACGACGAGTATCGTCAGAAATTCGGTCCGGATTACGTCTTCCGCATCTTCGATCAAGATGGTCTTCCGACGTATGATATTTACGATCCAAAAGACGGGTGCACGGTTCTTCCTGATGGCTGGAGTATCATGCCGTTCTTCCCTGGTTATGTGTTCGACCATGGACGATCCATTTATATTCATGATCGATCGCTCGTGTGGCCTAGGGACCGTGATGAGATCGAGAAGATCTTAGACGATAAGCTCGATACAAGAGTTGAACTTATTGGCGAAGGCGGCCGAGTATATTCTGAACCTGGTATGTACGGCGGAGTATGGGATGGCGATATTGCTAGCCAGCATCCGCACAGTGCTATCTACGAACGTGTATTCGGTCCAACGTTCACTAAGCGGTTCGAGGATATTGTCAATGCACGTGTGGCAATCAAGCATAAAGACTTTGACCTGGCAGGTAAGATGCTAGATGGTGCACTCAAGCCATATTTGAATGAAGAGCAAGCGGCAGACCTCGCTCAAGCTCTGAAGATCGTCATCAACTCGATCTATGGCCTTACGAGTGCAGCATTTGCGAATCCGTTCAGAGATCCTCGCAATATCGACAATATTGTCGCAAAGCGTGGAGCTTTGTTTATGACAGTTCTTAAAAGCGAAGTACAGAAGCACGGATTCAAGGTTTGCCATATCAAGACTGATTCGATCAAGATCCCGGATGCTAATGAGGATATTCAGAACTTTGTTATCCGCTTTGGCAAAGAATACGGCTACACGTTTGAGACAGAGGCTAACTTTGAGAAGTACTGTCTTGTTAATGATGCTGTATACGTTGGCAAGTTCAAAGACGGTAAGCACGCTGGCGAATGGACTGCGACAGGAACCCAGTTCCAGGTGCCCTATGTCTTTAAGAAGCTCTTTAGCCACGAACCCATCCAGTTCGAGGATATGTGCGAGACTAAATCGGTAAGCACATCTCTATATTTGGACATCAATGAAGGCCTTCCCGAGGGTGAGCACAATAGAGTGTTTATCGGTAAAGTTGGTTTGTTCTGTCCAATCAAACCCGGTTGCGGTGGAGGCGAACTTCTCCGAGAAGCCAAAGATAAAGACGGCAACATCAAGTATGCTTCGGCTACTGGCGCTAAAGGCTATCGATGGCTTGAGTCTGAGATGGTACGGACGTCTAATAAGCAGGGCGACATTGACCGGTCTTATTACGACAAGCTTGTTGATGACGCAATCGACACAATTTCTAAATACGGTGACTTCGAGTGGTTTGTCTCTGATGATCCTTACATTTCACCATGGGACAGTCCCGATGCACCTTGGGATGAATCTACGCCTTTTGACGTGAGATAATTTATCAAAAATTATATTCAAAGGAGAAAATTATTATGGAAATTACTTTTGCACCGAAAGATATCCTTCAGATCGACGACGCTAGAATCACTTACAAGAACTTCAGCGGTGCCCCCTCTCAGTATAATCGCGAAGGCGATCGCAACTTTGCTCTGATTATTCCGGACCGCCAGCTCGCAGATGCACTTATTGGTGATGGCTGGAATGTCCACATTAAGCCCCCTCGTGAAGAGGGCGATGATCCGTTTATGTATCTTCCGGTTAAGGTCAAATTCAATGACTATGGCCCGAAGGTATATCTTGTGACTGGCAAGCGTATGAACCGTCTTGATGAGGACAGTGTGAGTATGCTCGACCATATCAGCATGAGACAGATCGATATGGATATTCGTCCTTATGACTGGAATGTCAATGGCAAGGCTGGCCGAACGGCATATCTGCAGTCTATTCGAGTGGTACAGGATATTGACCGTTTTGAGGAAGAGTATGCGGAGGAAGAACACCCTGAAGAGGATTGCCCGTTCTAATGGAGGATAGAAAGATGAGAACAAATCAGATTATTCTGTATGGCCTCGCTGGTATTGATGCTCAGTATGTTCCGGTTGGGTATTTTATCATGAATGAAGGATTCATGACTATTGCCGGACTGGCGCATACTGCAAAATACATGATGGATAACTATCCGACGATCGAACATATTTATGCTATCGACAATCGGCCTGGGCTTCGAAAAGAGTATGCGAATGCGATTCACGATAAACACAATTCTATCGAATCGCGAGTTGTCTTTAAGCACACGTTGATGAAAGAGGGAATTAAGATCATGTAATTCGCGAAAGTTACAACTTATATTATGAGAGGATACAGTTAGCTCATATGAGCTATTAAATTAATTATTAAGCTGTTCCTCTCTTTATTTTATCGAGGGTCGTTAGCTCAGTAGGTTAGAGCAGTTGACTCATAATCATCAGGTCCAGGGTTCAAGCCCCTGACGGCCCACCAAAGAGGTCTAAGCCGAGGGTGTCTCTATAATATACACTTCGGACCTAGGAGTAGCCGCCCTACATGTATAAATAGCGGCTTCACATGGCGGAGTATCCGAATGGCACAGGAAGCAGACTTAAAATCTGTCGGCTTAATCGCTTACGGGTTCGAATCCCGTCTCCGCTACCATTTAGTCAAAAATGAAAGGGGATTTATATTAATGGAAGAGGGCAGCACATTTAAAACCACTGCGTACGAGATCCTTGGCTACGATAAAGATGCTGGTGTTTATATTTGCTTAGCACATTGGTATGGAGATATCAATTCCGCGAACCAGGTTGCGAATTACATAGGAACTTTGTCTCTCAGAAAAGAAACTGGTAAGCCATTCGACTGGATCGAGGTTATAGAAGAATACAGTGGTGATAGGTGACATATTTGTTTATGCAGTTAACACGAAAGGAGCAAATAAATGAAAGTAACACTGAGAACGTTTCTTGGCATTACCGGAAATAGCTTCCTAGAGCCTTACACAGTAAACCTCTACACCGATGAGTGGGACGAGCTTTTTGAAGAATGGTTCCCTAAAAAAGTAGTAAATGGCATGAAATATGTGAAAGAACTTGACCCTTATCTGGATTATGAAATAATTGCTTTTCACCAGACATTGAATTATGGCGAGATCGAGAGCCAGGATATTTACGTAAGAAAAATCAAGGAATAAAGGAGAGTTTCTATGAGAGTTTACAAAAAGCACGAGGGTAGTAATTTTACTTATCCAGATGAAATGAAGCGTATTCTCGACTATCTGGATGAGCACGGAACACTCTTCGTCAGCGGAGCAACTATTGAGAAACTATATTATGAGTTTTCTGAAGACAGATACAGCGCAAGTTGGATTTGTGTTAACGACAACGTGCTTGAAAAATTTGCAAACTGGCTTGACGAGTATAATATTTGAAAGGAGAAAAACAAATGGAGCACATGCTTAAGTACCTTGGAGAATTGGACTGCAAAGCTGATCTTGCTTCTATCGTCGGAGAGCAGGAAGCAGCCAGAGCATGGTGCGGGAAACTCTGTTATTTTCTTGATCTTAGCAATAAGCACGTCTTTGGAGTAAGTGATGTATACGCGGACAGTCTCTTTGAGTCTGGCGCGGTTATTTAAAGAAAGGAGAACATCATGTATTACAAAGCAGTTATGAGCAACAAAATCTTCCATGAGCGGAGCCTCTCGATTCTGGATGATATTTTTGGTCCTGGTGCCTTTGATGCTTGGGTCAGGGCCGGAGCTTTGATGCCGGTGAAGAATCTCTCTGTGATTGACCTGCTCAAAAATGGTCAGAGGTTTGAAGCGACTCGTCTTTACCATGAGATCCACGAAGGATCTACGGTCAAAGAATCTCTTGACATGGTCAAAAAAATCGAGGCCGATATGGATCGGTTTCAGAATCCGAAGCATTGCTGCTCGAATTGCGGATTTGATTGCGGGTCTGGATGCTCTTGTGTGGTGCTGTGCAACGATTGCTCGGAATGGGTGCCTAAATACGGCTAATTGCTTATATTTTTGAAAGGAGAACTTATGAATAGAACCTGTATGACCTGCGAGCATTATCACCTCCGGCTCTGTGATGACCCTTGCCGCAATTGTTATGCCATGAAAAATGGAAATTTTTCTGAATGGAAAAATAAGCTTGATCCTATGGATCCTGAAGCGTTTAAAAGCACAATGGAAGAATTGGCTACATCAAATAGTTTAACTAAAAATGCCCGTCATAAAGAAATGGACAGCCTAATGTGCAAAGTACTAAAAAGTATTGGATATGGCGACGGTGTTGATATTTTTGAAAAGACAAAAGAAGACCTATAATTAAGCATTGAAAGGAGAATAATTAAATGAATAAGTACAAAATTGGTGACAGAGTCAGAGTTATCAATGGCATCGGGAAACTTCAGGATGCTATGCGTGGCAGAATCGGAACCGTGGCTGTCGTGCATGAAATCGATGGAGTACAGCATTGCTGGGTTCTCATCGACGGTTTCGACAATCCTCATAAAGTTGACCCTACAATTGCGTTTCATTACAACCAGTTGGTTCCATGGCTCAATGACAGCAAAGATGCTAAAGAGCTTGCACTGAGCCGATATCTTGGATATAAAAAGAATAATGAATATAAAAAAGAGGTTGCTAAATATTGTCGCAATGACGTTGCTGCAACAACCGCGCTCTTTAACGCCGTTCAAAATCTGACTTATATTCCAAAAATTAAAGATGTTATTTATAATGACCCGGCAACGATCGTTTTCTGGGAAGATGGAACTAAGACGGTCGTGAAATGCGAGTTTAGCAAAAAGTTTGACCATGAAAAAGGTCTGGCTATGGCTTTTTCAAAAAAGATGTTCGGAAACAAGGGCAACTATTATAATGTTTTCAAGAAATGGCTTCCTGATGAGAAACCGAATACTGCCGTTCCAATTTGCCATGAAATTCAAAATATGTGTGCAATCAATGCTGATAAAATTAGTAAGATTAAATTTGAATGCTTTGCATGTGCTCATGGTATGATGTTCGAACGCGGATTCTATTGTATATGCCCCGAGCCGTGCGTCAACGGTGATAAGTGGAGACATAAGAAATGAGCGAGCCATTCCTTTATGGCTATCAAATGGATGCAGTCAAAAAAATGCGTAATGGCTGCATCTTAAATGGCGGTGTTGGAAGTGGCAAGAGTAGAACGGGTTTATATTACTACTTTAAAGAACAAGGTGGTAGTATAGACCCCGACTACATTCCTATGAAAAACCCAAAAGACCTTTATATTATCACAACTGCAATGAAACGTGACTCACTTGAATGGGAAGGAGAACTGACGCATTACCTTATTTCCACTAATCCGGAACTGAGTCGCTACAAGAATAAGGTTGTGATAGACAGTTGGAACAACATCAAGAAGTATAAGGATGTGTACGGAGCTTTCTTTATATTTGATGAGGACCGCGTGACTGGCAAAGGCACCTGGGTTAAAACTTTTCTGAATATCTCGAGAAAAAACAACTGGATTATCCTTTCAGCAACACCTGGCGACACCTGGGAGCAGTATATTCCGGTGTTTGTAGCCAACGGATTTTACAAAAACAAAACCGCATTTACCAGAGAGCATTGCATATATTCGCGCTACACAAAATACCCAAAAATTGAGCGCTATATTAACACGGGTCGTCTTATTAAGTTGCGAAATCAGATTCTGGTTGACATGGATTTCTCTCGTAAGACTATTCCACATCACGAAGACATCTATGTTACGTATGATATTTCGAAGTATAAAGAAGCTATGCGAACTCGTTGGGACCCGTTTAAGAACGAGCCAATTCAGCAAGCTTCTGGTCTTTGCTATGTCTTAAGACGAATCGTGAACGAGGACGAGTCCAGGCAGGTAGCTCTAATGGAACTCGCAGAAAAGCATCCTAGAATGATTGTATTCTACAATTTTGATTATGAACTTGATATTTTGAAAGGACTGCATTATAGACCTAATACAAAATTGGCTGAGTGGAATGGGCATCAACATCAGCCTGTTCCTGATGGAGCTTCATGGGTCTATCTTGTTAATTATGGGGCAGGAGCCGAAGGATGGAATTGCATCAAGACTGACACCATTGTGTTCTATTCTCAATCCTACAGCTACAAAACAGTGTCTCAGGCAGCTGGAAGAATTGATAGGCTAAATACTCCATTCAGAGACTTATATTACTATCATTTCAAGTCGAGATCCGGAATCGACTTAGCAATCAGCAAAGCACTTAGCGAAAAACGGCAATTTAATGAAAACAGATGGGTTAAATGGTAAAAAAGTATGAATAAACTTAAAAAATTTAAGGTATTCTATTTCCTTGGCGGTGACCATCAAGGTATCGACGAAACACGACGGAAATGGGAATTGATCATGGCAAAAAATGAAGATGAAGCCGATGCGGATACGATATCCGCTTTGTAGAAATTGATGGCGAATGGTGGGCCATCCTTAAGGATATTTGTGATGCTCTGAAGCTTAAAACATTTGATGTATCCAGAAGAATTAGCCCAGATATGTTAGAAAGGGTGCGAGTTGATACATCTAATATGGGTTTAACCAGCCTTAGATACGAGCATAAGCCAGTTAAATCAATTGATAAAGGAACGATCGGTAAAGATATCGGTCGTCATCCTGGTGAAAACAAGACCAGATGGATGCTTGCAGTTAACGAGCTTGGCATCTACGAAGCTTTATTCGCTAGTAGACGACTCGAAGCTCGCAAGTTCCGTATGTGGGCCGGTACAGTTATGCAAAAACTTCGTAAAAATGTTGGTCTCCAGGGTTATGAAGTCATGCGGATGACCGAGTCTGAGATTCAAGATGAAATTGATCATATTCTTGATACTCTATACTGGGATGACGAAAAGAAATGCGTTATGCAGTCTGTGACTGTCCAGGGCGGAGATGTTGATCAAATCCCATTTGATATTTGAAAGGAGAAAATTACTATGTGGACTACTATTCTGCTTTATATTCTGATCTTCCTTCTTGGGTTCTTCTTCGGACTGATCCTTCCTCTTATGAACATCAGTCGGGCATTCAGAGAGACCTACCAGAAGTGGGTTGATGAGGAAGGTTATCATGACAGTTCTTGGGAAGAAGGAGCGGCTTGGTTTGAGAAAACGCTCTATCGTATTTTTTATGGAGGCAAGAAATGAAAGTACGTATTTTGTCTACCAAATATTACGACAATAAAGAGATGTTGGACAAGTATCCTCTGCTTAGAAACTACAAATTTGAGATGGTCGGTAACTCTAGGCACCAAATCGCTTATATTACAGTAAATGACCTGGACGACCTTCTCAGATTTATTGCCGAACTCGAGATTCCGGTCATTTTCTGGTATGATTATGACAACGGTACATACAATGCAGAGATTTACGATGATTACAGAGAATAGGAGCATGAAATGTATTCTAAGGCCTTAAATTTCGTCGAGGTTCGATGCTCCATTTGCCATACAGTATGGGTGGTAGATGATGAACGAGCCTGCAAGCCTTATATTTGCCCGCTATGCCGGGAAGAAAGATTGGAGGATGACGATGGAGTACGTTGATCTGCAGTATAAAGAAGTATATTTTGACCAGTATTGCGGCTCTTGCAAGTACAGTGATCTTGAAGAGGAGAACGACCCTTGCAATACTTGCCTTGCCAACCCTGCGAACGAATATTCACATAAGCCGGTTTATTGGGAACCGAAAGAGTAAAAGGAGAAAAAAATGGATAACCAGCTTGAAAATTTTATTGAAACTATCGGTTCGATGGCTGAAATGGCAGCTATAATCAGAGAGGCGCTTATTAAAAACGGATTTACCAGAAGTGAAGCGGTTGACATTGCCAGCAACTTCATTATTTCGATGATGCGTAATGCCGGAGGAAATAATAATGGTAACTGATACTCCTTTCAAAACATATCAGGTAGACGCTATTCAGGCAGCCGAAGAGCTTATGTATGGCGATAAAGTTATTGCTAGGCTTGAAAAAGCAAAAACTGAAGCCGACATTTGTCGAATTATGGCGACTGCTCGCAATGAAAAAATTAAACGTCAAGAAATGTACGGAGGTAACGTCTAATGGCTCTTGCTAAAAAGTGTGATATTTGTGGAAAGCTTTATGAAACTTATAATTCCAAAGATAACCAGCTCAATCCGAGTGGCTTTATGTTTGTTAATGTATGCGCAGATGATACATATTTTTCCGGAAATGTAACCGATTGCTGCCCAGAGTGCATGGCTACTATTGTAGAGGCAGTCGAAAGTCTAATGCCGATTGCTCCGGAGATGCGCGAAGATGAACCAATGGAGGAATAAAATGAAGAGCTACGATATTACATTCGGAAAACCTGAAAGTCTGGAGGGCCTTACATATTATGAAGTCAAATTCAAGCACCAGCCTCGCATCGAAGACGTTGAAGGCATGCTCCGATCTTATGCGCCTAATATTTATGAACATCGCTCTGTTCTTATTGGACTTGCGAATCATTTTCCTGGAAAGGCTTGGAAAAGCAGATTTACCCTAAGCGGCAGCTTCTGTGGAGAGCGGCTTTTCATGCTGGCCATTGCTCTTCCTAGCGGTCTGCATACTGAGTATATTCCGTTGGCTTATTGGGATAAGCTTAATATTCCTGTTAAAGAGAGGAAAGAGAGAAATAATGACTAATTTTACGGTTAAGAATCATTTCAAAGCGGAGAATGCGAAACTTGTAGATGCAACGACATACAAGGATGAAAATGGCACTTGGTACGTGGAGCTCCTGTATGAGTATGAAGATGAGTCTGGAGTCCATAGAAGATACTATCCGAAGGTCGAATTTCCCTTCTTCTGCGGAAAGCTTCCTCCAGAGGAGTTCGGTTCTGATCGTTTTGGGCGTTGTGAACTAACTATTGGTCTTATTACCAATGAAGTTGCTGTATTTAGAGGAAACTTTTGTAATCCGATGAGCGGCCAGATAGTGCATGATGTCTGTGTTATTGACAATCTGGTAAAACCAGCTGTTCATAATATGACCATTGAAGAAATCGAGAAAGAACTTGGATACAAGATCAAAATTGTTAATGAGGGAGAATAACAATGAATCTTAATGAATTCCGCGAGAAGATGGAGTCGGATGCGAAAAAAGAAAATGAGCATTTGAGAAGCGAAGTAAACCTTCTTCGTGAGAGCCTTCACGATTCAAAGAACTATAGCGAAGAACTTAAGAAGAGTCTGACAAATGACTGTCAGGCGCTTGCTAATCGTTGTTTTGTGTTGACGCAGGGAAGCATGTGCTGTTTCTGCGAGCTTAACGAATTTAAGTGTCCACATGCGTGGAGCTATGACAGGAAAATCAAAGCAGCTATGAATTTTATGGAGGAATAATTATGGCGATTGCTCATTGTATTTTGTGGGTTATTTTTATTCTTATCTCTTTCTTCTGTCTTCTTAGCATTGGATATTATGCTGGCCGCATGCGCGAGCTTAGTATTCGTCAAAAAGTTTGCGACGATATTAAAAAACAGATTCCAAACTGTTCAGAAGAATGGCTAAATGGGGCCGTATATGTTATTTCAAGACTAAATGATATTGACGGTGCTTGACTATTAAGGAGAAGGGGGAATTGTAATGAATACTTTCGTTATTTGCGACAATGAAGAAGAGGTCCGGTCGCATATGTCATGTTGGGGTAACACCACATTCGAGCTTTCGATAAAAGACATTTCTGCTCTCCTGCAAGGCAAAACTCTTGCTAGTGAATGCGGTGACGGTGACGAATACGGCATATTTATTAAGATGGAGAGCAAAGAGTAATGCTTAAACGCTATAAAAAATGGAAGAAGTGGCAAAGACGAAATATCAACGGCAGGTTTTACCAGCTCCTTGTCCTTTTCGGAGTAGTGCACAGCCCGTCTTATGAATATTGGTATCGTTAGGAGATCACGCGAAAATTACAATTCCTATTGTGAGAAGGAAGTAGCAGAAGTGAGTCCTAGGTGAGAGCCCTAGCAGCTGAGATGCTGTCACATAAGAAATAAGACCGAGCGACTCTCGGGTCGGAAATGAACGGCACAAGACTACACTTTTTCATATTATTAGAGAATGGGAGAAATTCAGTACTAATTATATTAGGAAAAAAGCCGAGGTTATAACCTTTGCGGCATCGAAAAGTCGCACGTTCTCTCTTATTTTTTGAACAAATCTATAGTTGTAAGGAGCGATATTTAATGGACAGAAACGACATCGGACTCACTAGCATTGTCCCTTTTAAGGAAGACAATTGCTGGTATGTTAAACTGATCTATAAATATGAGGATAAGAAGGGTAAGCATACGGTTGTGATCCCAAAGGCCCTCGTGCCATTTGCTCAGGAATATATTCCGCATATTAATTATCTTGGACCATTTTGTGAGAAGAGTGTACATGATTTCCCTTATATAAATTGCAGGGACTCCATGCTCTTACATGAGTCTGTTTGCGATTTAGCAATTGAGCGAGGTCTCAATACCCCTGCCTGCTGCTTCGACATTATTACGGAGTATGCTTCTCGAGAAATGACTCTCGATGAGATTGAAAAAGAGCTTGGATATAAAGTGAAAATTATTAATAAGGAGAAACCGAGCAATGCTCAAACGTAAGCGCGTTTATATTTGTGACCATTGTGGAGCAGTAGCTCTTGAAGAGACATATTTCTTTATGACTGACGTTTGGAAAGGTGCTCCTGAAGGATGGACCAAACTCGGTAAAGAAGATCTGTGCCCAACGTGCTCAAAAGTGTATAAAAGATTTGTGGAGGAACTGATGGACTCTTGGAAGAAAAGTCCAACCGTTAATTTAAGTAAGAGCATCAATATTTCGAAAGGAGAAACTACGTAATGCTTAAAATTGAAAACACTGAAGTAGTCGGATGGGAAGCAGCCATCAGAGGCATGCGCAATCCAATGAACTCTTGGGAGAAGAGCGATAGTGGGCGTTGTCTCACACATAGGCCTGCACATTGTTCAGACTGTGCTTATGTCAATGGCTGGTGCAATGCCTCTGAGTCTGATCTTGATACTCATTACATTGTTGGACCTAATGACTTTGGCCTCATGACTCAACTTCGCAATGCTGGCACAGACCATCGCAAGTTCATGCGGATGATTGCCGTGTATGTTGATATTACGGCTCCGCTGTATTGGTGGAAAGAGTTTGATACTTACAAGGTCGGAACTGTGGCCAATTCTTGCTCGACAATGCACAAAATTGCAGCGAAGGAGTTTACCTTTGATGACTTTTCTTGTGAGCATTTGGAGCGAAGAGCGTCACTAACCTTAAAGAATGTCGTAGACGATCTTAACTACTACCGTGATAAGTACAACATCGCTTCTGAGAAGCTCAAAAGAACCGATCTTACTGAAGCCGAAAGAAAGCATGTGCTCGCTCAGCAAAAGCTTTATTGGTGGCAGATGATTCAGCTTCTTCCAAGCTCTTACAACCAGCGTAGAACTGTTATGCTGAACTATGAGGTTCTGGCAAATATTTATAAGTCTCGTAAGGATCATAAGCTTTATGAGTGGTGCATTCATAAAGTCCCCGAAGAGCATGAACTCCGAAATAAAGATTTTACCTCTGGAGTATGGGGCTTCTGCGACTGGATTAAAAGCCTGCCTTGTTCTGAGCTAATTACTGGTGAGAAGAAATGACAAATCTTGGCGAAAAGCTTCTTAAGAAAGCATACAATCAGAGATGGCTCGGAGGTTATGACTTCGCTTTGCTCATTCAAGATATGACTATCTCTGAGAATGGGTACGTTATCGACACAGGCAATTGGGAAAATGTCAATGCTGAAGTCGCCCTAAGATTAGCAGAACAAATAAAGAAGCACCCTATTATTTGGAAGCTTTTCTTTATGGTTGCATGAAAGGAGAATAATTAATGTACAACAAAGAGGATAGAGCTGTTGCGAACGATCGGTACAGAGCTGTTATGAATCAAATTCAAAATCTCAATCGAGAAACAGAATTTGAAGCCTCATGCAGAAAAGCAATGGCGGCATACAGAAATAAACTCGCTAAAATGGCCTGTAAGATGGCAGAGCTTAAGGCTAAAGTAGATCTCTATGAAAAGTATATTTCTTATTGCACAGATCATGATAGTGTTGAACTTGGTGAGGTCTGCTCTTTCAATGGCGAGCTTTACCGCATGGTAAGCCGTGAAGATAAGCAAGATGCAGATTCTGCTAAAACCGTGTGCTGCGAATTTCGTTGTACTACCCCACTCACGAAGGACTTCAGCAATCGCGATGGAGGAGAAAAAAATGGCGACATTAAGTAACATTACTGTTACGAAAGAACTCAGGTTATGCAAAATTGATGAAGAGCTTGGATATTTCCATTGCTGGGAGCAATATGGTGACATAATTTTCCCAGGCATAATGGTCGGCTCTAATCCGGGCGGACAATATTCGCGGATATTTGGTATCGTCGAATTCGATGACCGAATCGAGCGAGTTGATCCGACAAAAATCCAGTTTATCGACGAGACTCATAATTATTTGCATGCTCAAAAAGAATATCTTGGTTCGTTTAAAAAGTCGAAGTGAAAGGAGAAAATAATGAAAGTATCTGAAATCTGCAAGATCGTAAACGACTGCGACAGACTTTGTGATATTTTACGACAGAATAACTATACACTAACCGATTCCGAAAAGCACGAAATCGGCGGTCTTCTGTGGGACTACAGAGTTGAACTTCTGAAGAAAGAAATTAAGTAATAAGAGGGTTATACATGAAGTCTAAAAAGAAGAAGCCTAAAGTTAGTCCTCTTGATATTTCTCAGGCCAAAGCAAAAGCTGTGAAGAACACGATCCTGATGGCAGAATATGTCTTGCAGTCTAAGCACGGGTTCGATCGAGATCAGATTGTAGAATTCCTGGAGAATATGACATATGTAGCTGATGCTGTTCAAGAGGGCCGACTTAACATGACGGATATTAACAACGCTAATAGACAAGAAATACATTTGAATACTATCTCGGATATTTATCAAAACAGTATTGGTTCTAGCCATAAACCAATTACATTTTACGGGCCATTAGCGATTTCTGATTCCGAACGTCCATGCAATATACCACTTTATATGGAGGCCTGAAACATGGCCTCCTATTTTTTCGCGAACGAGGCAAGGACTATTATGAAGAGTACGGCAGCATTAGGTGCAGAGCTTGAAAGGAAGGGAGCTCTTAATAAAAGATGGATCTAATCCGACTCCCTCACGGTGAGAGTCCGTGCGTACACTTTTATTTTTTTGCTGCTCGCGAGTAAAACACTCCCTATTATGAGAGGAAACTAAAGATATTTAAAGGAGTGTATTTACTTATGAAATATAACATTATTATTGCAAAACTTACGGCTATCCTGTTCGGTTACGACATGGACGCTATTGGTAATTTTGGTTATGATATTGCTTGGCAGAATTCCTACCAGCATGTCGCCAGCATTGTCGGTATCGTTGCAGGTCTGATCGCACTGGCGTTTGTTGTCACTGCAATGGTTAAACAAATTAGAGAAGTTAAAGGCTATCATTAAACATAATAGTTTCTCTCAAGAGGGGAAGCTCTACATGGGCTTTCTCTTTTTATTTTTGTTGTTCGCGAGTGGAACACAAACCTACAACTAATATAATTTTAAAGGAGAACTATTATGAAAAAATATTATGCTTGGAAGGCTGTCTGTGTCTGCGCAGTTATCGGCGTAATCATTGGGGTTGCTATTGGTGCAATTTTGAACGCCCACAATTTCGGATGGAGTCCGGATATGGGGTTGTATAAATTCATCAAGTTTACCGAATGGTACGACGAGTCTACTGTGAGATACTGCATACCTTCTGAAAGCATGACACATCTTAATGTCCTTGACATTATTAGAATGTGGTAAGTGTAATCTAAAAGATTGAGTCTAAGAAATCTTAGGCTCTTTCTTTTTTATTTTAAATAAGGAGGAGTACATATGGAATCGGAGATTCGTCTTAGGAAAGTCGGGGGCAAGTATATTCTGACTGCGTACGGACGGCAAATTGAATGCGACTCGATGGCGCAGGTAAGAGAAGCCTTATCGCTTGATGAGCATGAAGCAGATCCGGAAATCGAAACTACTGAAAAAGAAAAGGAGACTAATGAAATGGCTACTACTAAGAAAACTATTGTTGACGATCCTGTTGAGCATCCTGCACATTATACGGCTGGAAACATTGAGTGCTTGGATGCGATTGAGTCCGCAGTGTGTGCATACGGAGTGCCCTCGCACGCGTTTCTTGCAGGCCAGGTGATCAAGTATATTTGGCGTGCGCCGCTTAAGGGTAAGTACTATGAGGACCTGAAAAAGGCCAGATTTTACCTTGAAAGAATGATCGAAGACGAGGAAAATGGCTGACTAAAGACGGTTGCCAATTGGCAATTAGTTGCTTCTTGGCAACCATTTTTAAAAAATTGGACTTAAAAGTTGCCAATCGGCAACAGGCTAAAAATGGCTAAAAATGGGTCGGTTGCCGGTCTGCAACTTTTTGTTGACAGTTGGCAACTTTTTGTTTGCCAATTGGCAACTAAAATGGCCCAAAATGGGCTGTTTTTGGGGGTTTTTGGCCATTTTTGGGGGTTTTGACGGCCTTTTGAATTTTTTGGTTGCAGACCGGCAACCGACCTAATCTATTACGCGAAAAAAATATATAATATTATATATAATAGTTTTGCCCGGTTGCCAGTCTGCAACTGCAAGTGTTTATGTAAGAAGATTGGCCAAAGTAAAAGGAGATCTGCAAGAATGAGTGAAGTAGAGTTCATTGATATTTTCTCTCACAATTTGGAGTCAATCATGGTTGAGTATGGAATCAATCGTATTGAGCTAGCGAAGGAAGCGCATCTGGACAAAGGGTCTATCACAAGATATTTGTCTGGTGAGCGTATGCCGTCTCTTCGTGCAATTATTAATTTGTCTATGGCACTTAACTGTTCAATTGATGACTTGGTTCCTAACTATGATTATATTGACTGAGCATGAAATGAAGAGAGTTCGCTGCAATTGCAAGCTCTTTTCATTTTTTTCTCATATTTTAAAATTCGCGAAAAAAACATGCACTGTTATGAAGAGAAGAACGATTTTTTATTTAAAATTTCGTCTTCTCTTTCTTTTAACACAAATGAAAGGAGACCTCGCCATCATGGCTAAGCTTGAAAGTAAATTCCAGAAAGAACTGATCGATGAGATCAAGCGTACGTATCCAGGATGTATTGCCCTTAAAAATGATGCGGGGTACATACAAGGATTTCCTGACTGGACCATTCTGTATAAAGACAAATGGGTTGTGCTGGAAATTAAAAGAGATGAAGGCGCAATCAAACAGCCCAATCAAGAGTATTATATTTCTAAGTTGGATGATATGTCATATGCGGCATTTGTTTATCCTGAAAATAAAGATAGAGTTCTAGAAGAGCTCTCTGTTATATTTGGAAGATAAGGAGAAAATAAATGAAGTTTAATGATCATTCAAATTTAGAAGGGTTTCACGCAAGCTTTAGTCCGAGTCAATGCAGCTGGCTTGGGTATGACGATGACAAAGCTTTGGAAGTGTTTTCAAATCGTAAAGCTGCTGAGATTGGAACTCGTCTTCATGCTTGGGCAAAAGAGACGATCGACCTTGGCATTAAGCAGCCTCGTTCCAGAAAGACTTTATATTCTTATGTGAACGATGCTATTGGCTTTAGAATGAGTACTGAGGTTGTTTTATATTACTCAAACTATTTCTTTGGGACTGCAGATGCTATTTCTTTTAGAGATGGATTTTTGAGGATTCATGATCTTAAGACTGGTAGAACTAAAGTACATATAGAGCAGCTGGAAATTTATGCTGCTCTTTTCTGTTTGGAGTATAAGGTCAAGCCGGCTGAGATTGGAATAGAATTGAGGATTTATCAGAACGACGAGATATTTGTACACAATCCAGCGCCGGAAGAAATCACTGATATTATTAACAAAATTGTGCATTTAAACAAGTTAATAGAAAAAGCTAATTACGAGGAGGAATGACACCATGAACCCGATAGCCGAAGAAATGATGAGCTATTATGGACTGTGTGAATATGTCGAAGATTCATTGCTGCATTACGGAATGCCTCGTCGATCTGGACGGTATCCTTGGGGGTCTGGTGATAATCCATATCAGCATGCTGTAGACTTCATTGGTAGAGTCGAAGAGAAAAGAAAAAGCGGCTTTACTTATGTGGACGACGATGGTAAACTGTGGACTGGCGATAATGCAATTGCTAAATCCATGGGCATGACATCGACAGAATTTCGCACTGAGCTTGGTATTTGCAAAAATGAACGGCGTGCTTATAATGTTGCTACTGCTAAGGCTTTACAGAAAGATGGGCTTGGAGTAAGCGAAATTGCACGTCAGATGAGTCAGCGTCTTGGCAAAACTATTAACGAATCTACGGTTCGTTCTTGGTTTAATGAAGATGCTGAGAAAAATATGAATATTGCAAAGTCTAAAGCCGATTTCATCAAAGAACAGGTTGATAAAAAGGGAGTCATTGAGATTGGTGCTGGCGTCGATAGACAGCTCGGCATAACCCCGGAAATGATGAAGAAGGTCAAGTATATTCTTGACAGGGAAGGCTATGTTGTGGCTGGCGGTCGAGTTCCGCAGGTTACTAATCCTGGGCAAAAGACTACGATCACAGTTGTATGCCCTCCTGGCACGCCTTACAGGGTTGATAGCAATGGCCGAAAGGTTACTAAGGCGGTTTATGACTATGCAAATATTCATCCGTTGATCGATGTCGATCCAATTAAAGATGAGAATGCATCGAAGAAAAAACTTGCTTATCCTGCATCTATGGATTCTAAAAGGTTGATGGTTCGGTATGCAGATGACGTTGGACCTGACGGTATTAAAGGCATTGAGAAGGATGGCGTTATTGAACTTAGGAGAAATGTTCCAGATCTGTCTCTTGGCGAATCCCGATATTCTCAGGTTCGAATCCTTGTGGATGGAACACATTATCTTAAAGGTATGGCCGTTTATTCAGATGACATGCCGCCTGGTGTTGATGTTGTGTTTAATACCAATAAAAAGAAGGGAACACCTGCGCTCGGACCGAAAGATCATACTGTTTTGAAACCCATCAAAAAGGATGATCCGGAAAACCCGTTTGGCTCGCTCATTAAAGATCCCGATAAAGGAGGCCAATATTACTATAAAGATCCTAAAACAGGAAAAGAGAAGCTTGGCCTTATTAATAAGCGATCTGACCAAGGCGACTGGACTGAATGGGCCGACGCGTTGCCTGCACAGTTTCTTTCCAAACAATCAAAGAAGCTTGCAAATCAACAGCTTAAGCTCGCCATTACAGACAAAGTTGCTGAATATGAAAGTATTAGCAACTTAACCAACCCGACTATTAAGAAGCATCTTCTTAATAAATTTGCCGATGAATGCGACTCGGCAGCTGTTCATCTTAAGGCTGCTGCGTTACCTGGACAAAAGTATCATGTTATTATTCCTGTTAATTCTCTTAAAGATAATGAAGTATATGCTCCGGGCTATGCTCCTGGTACTAAGTTGGCTCTTATTCGTTATCCTCATGGTGGCACTTTTGAAATTCCTATTCTTACTGTAACTCATAAGAATGAGCTTGGTCAGAAAATTATTGGAAATGATTCGATTGACGCCATTGGTATTAACCATAAGGTCGCAGATCGACTTTCTGGCGCCGACTTTGATGGCGATACTGTCATGGCTATTCCTACCCATGATCCTGCTGGCAAAGTAAGAATTACGGCAACACCTGAGCTTGAGGGCCTTAAAGGCTTTGATCCTAAAGTTCAGTATGGTCCTGATACTTATAAAGCCGGCACGGTCAAGCTCATGACCAAGCATGGAACTCAGCTTGAAATGGGCAAGATTTCCAATCTTATCACTGACATGACGCTTAAGGGTGCTAACTCTGATAAGCTTGCAAGAGCTGTTCGGCATAGCATGGTCGTTATCGATGCTGAAAAGCATGGGCTTAATTATAAGCAAAGTGAAATCGATAATGATATCGAAGCATTAAGAAGAGAATATCAGCCTGATGGTGGCGCTGGAACCATTATATCTAGGGCTAGAAGTCCGGAGCGAGTTCCTAAACGGCAAGGCAGCCCAATGGTTAATATGAAAGGGAAAGACTACTACGATCCCACTCGTCCAGAAGGCGCCCTGCTTTGGAAGACTGCAGATGATGCCACCTACATGAAGACCACCACTAATAAACGTACCGGAGAGGTCAAAACTAAGCTTACTACTAGGACCCAAGAGAGCACTAAGATGGCTGAGACAGATGATGCTTATACTCTTATGTCTGATCCGAAGAATCCAAGGCAAATGGAACGTCTTTATGCAGATTATGCTAACAAGATGAAGGCCTTGGCCAACGATGCCCGTAAGCAAGCCATGACTACCGGTAAAATAAAATATGATAGCACCGCTAAAGCTACATATCATGATGAAGTGGACAGTCTTATGCGCAAGCTTTCGGAAGCCGAGCTCAATGCGCCTAAAGAACGTATGGCTCAGGTAAGAGCATCCTCTGAAGTGGAAGCTCGTAAGCGTGCTTATAAGGAACAGACTGGCAAGGATATGGAAAAAGGCGATGTTAGAAAGATCGGCACTAGAGCTCTTAATAAATATCGTCAGGAAATGGGTTCTATATCCCGTAAGGATCGTAATATCAAGATTACAGATCAGGAATGGGCTGCTATTCAGGCTGGCGCCATTAGTGAAAGTAAACTTGTTCGTATTCTTAATAATGCAGACATTGATGAACTCAGACAAAGAGCAATGCCTAAGCAAACAAGTACACTCAGCGTTGCGCAAAAGAACAGAATCAAGGCTTTAAGTGCATCTAATTACACATTAGCCGAGATTGCAAACAAACTTGGTGTGTCAACGTCAACTGTTTCGAAGTATTTAAAGGAGTGAGTTTGAATGGAAAAGAAATGTATGTTGACAACGTTTGACAATCCTTATGATCCATTCGAACAGTTTACTCTTTGGTTTCTGTTTGATGTTGAAAAAGGTTACAATACTTGTGAACGTTTAGCAAGAGTTGCAAATATTCCTGAAGGATTATCAGAAAAAGAAACAGAGATTGCAACTAACGAAGCGATCGATGACATGATCAAATATGACTTTCTTAACATATATAAGAAGGTCTATAGCACCTCTAGCAGTAAGGAAATATAATATAACATAGGGGGGGGTCAAATATAAACACCCCCTCCCCACATCGCGGCGGTCCTCAAAAATTCCCCGGAGGAAAATTTATATTTTCAGGTTTACCTTATATTAATTGCCAAAGGAGGCATTCATATGAACATAACATTGGACGACGTTCGTATAGAACTTTGGCAGTGGGACACGGGCCGTAAAATTGTAGTCGACGATAAATCAGTTTCCGAAGTTCATTATTCAAAGTACAGTAGCACTCAGGCTATTACTAGAAAAGTGATTGACGGAAAGGCTGAGATCCCGAATTATCTTCTTCAGGATACGCATGACGTAACTGTCTATGCATATTCTGGAAGCATAGAAAATGGGTACACAATGGCCGAGAAAACTTTTAATGTTGAAAAGAAGCCGAAGCCGGCTAACTATGTTGAAACCGAAGAAGACAAGGCAATTTTAGCAAAATTAAAAGAAGAGATTGGTGATCTTTCCGAACTTCAAACTGAAGCAAAAGATAATCTTGTCTCCGCGATCAACGAGGCAGCTGCCTCCGGTGGCGGGACTAGCGATTTCGTAGTTAATGCATCTCTTGATGACAATAATAGCTGCACTGTGGATAAGACATATGCCCAGATTCAGGAAGCGGTTCAGGCTGGTAAGAAACCGGTTGTGTATTTTGCGCCCTCTGATGGTGAATCTTATATACTGGACCTGTTTATGAGTAGTGACGGCGCTTATGCGTTCGCAGGAAGTGCCGCCATTATGTCGGGGACTACTGTGCAAATTACTGTTTCTATTCAGAGCAGCAACGAAGTATTCTATGATAGGAGCTTCGCGCTTTCCGTTAGTGGAGACGGAACAATAGAGCAAGTTCGTATGTCCAAAGGCCCCGTTGAGCCCATGGAAATTGCCACGAAAAAGTACGTTGATGACAAGGAATTTATCTTGCAGTCAACAACGCCAAACAGCACCAAGAAATTCAAGATTACTGTCGATGACATTGGTGCAC